AATGGCATTGTGGGGGTCAGGGGTTCGAATCCCCTCGGCTCCACCATCCTTCAGAAATTACGGAAACCCCGATTTCATTGGCGAATCCACTCAAAAGTAGCCGGGGCCAAATGTTTCCGCTCTGAGCCGCACATCCCAAAGCTGTGCTATCGACTTCAAATGTTTCCGTTTATTTCCGTATTCAGTAATTTTTTGCTTGAAAAAAGTGGTAGCAAACGGTAGCACAACGGACAAATACCCCATGAAATCCCATATCATCGAAACAAAGCGCCGCGGGAAGCCTGGATTCGAACTGGTGATCAACCATCCGCCGAAGGGAGGCGTGCGCAAGCGGGAGCGCCTTTGGTTTAAGACAAGGGCTGAGGCCGAGTCTGTTGAAGAATCGACGAAATTCCAATACAGAGAGCACGGTGTCATTTGGTCACGGCTGAAACCTTATGAGCAGGTGGATATCATGGTGTGCGCAGCCGAGCTTCGCAATCTGGGCACGACGATCCGTGGCGCCACCGAGTTCTACAAGGCGAACAGTGGGGCAGCCAAACATCGGACGATCACGTTGCGCGAGATGATCACGATCACGATGCAGACCAAGACCACGAGCAATCGGCGGCCGAGATACCTCGCGAGCCTTAAATCTGTTCTCGATCGATTTGCGCGCGGCCGTGATTCGATGCCACTCCATCAGGTCACGCCGGCCATGATCACGGATTTCCTCGCCAACCAGAAAGGGCCGGGCGGCAAAGGTCAAGCCCAGGGCTCAACGCTGCTTGGGGTGATCGCGCGATTGCAGGCTATGTTCACGCTGGCGTGCAAGAACAACACGTATTTGGAAGCCGGGGCCAATCCGATGAACCACGTCGAGATGCCGTATGTCGATGCCAAGACGCCGGTGATTCTCGCGCCGGACCAAGCGGAGAAACTGCTTTGGGTTTGTCGTGTGACGGATCGACAATTCCTGCCCTACGTTGTGCTGGGGCTGTTCGGCGGCATTCGTCCGGAGGAGTTGGAGAAGCTGCGGTGGCGCGACATTCACTTGGACGACGGTGAAATCGTGATCGAGGACGGCGTGAGTAAAACGCGGCAGCGTCGGTGCTTTGAGATCGAGCCGTTACTGATGGCGTGGTTGAAGCCAATAGTTGAAGGGGCTGCCGATACCACTGCGAAATATCCATACGAATACATCTTCGAATGCGAAGCCAAAGGCGACCGCCTGGGCCGTGGCGAAGCAGTCGAGAAAACCATGCGCACCGTCCGCCAGTGCATTCGGCGCCATCGCAAGAAGCTTTGCAAACGCGCGGGCATCAAATGGGAGCAAGACATCCTTCGTAAAACCTGCGCGTCGTTCCTGATGTGGAAATATGACGACAACGAAACGAAAGTCGCTGGCATGCTCGGGAACTCGCCGAAGATTCTGCACGATCACTATCGCGGCATCATGCGGCGCAAGACGGGCGAACAATTTGAAATGCTCACGCCGGATAAAGTCCGCAACACACCAATCGAATTACCCAAGGGCGGACAAGGGAAGAAGGCGGGTGTTTTGATACCATGATCGGCTTTAAAGTCACAGATGAAAACGGGAGGAGTTGTGTAATCAGTGCTATTAATTTTGGAACGACTGAATACGACACTTACCCAGCGCAGAACCGCAAAGTTTACGGGAGAATATGGGTGGAGTTCGGGCTTAGAACAATCTTGAATAAGCGTGGCCAAAACATCGGAACAGAGATAGTGGACGACAAATGAGTGGCGACCTCTACGAACTAATCGACCTCGCCGCGGGCTGGCGCATGCCAATCCGCGTGACGTGGTTGAACGTGGCCAATGCGGAGGTGACGTTTGCCGAGATTCCGATGCTGAAGATTCAGCGCGGAGCCGTCGCTAAGAAACTTCTCGGCGCATGCACGCATACAGGCGAAGGGCGATGGTGGATTCCAAAACTCAGCTTGGAAGCCATCGCGACAAAAGCTGCGGATGGCACAGACCCGGAACGTTTAGTGCGCTGGTCAACGCCAGAACCCGGCATGTCAGCCGATGCTGATTTCGTTCACGCCTATTGCAAGCAGGAGTACGTGCCAACGATCTTGCGCAATCCCGCGGCGGCCATTCCAGTCTGGGCATCGTTCGAGAAGTTCATCCTGCAATGGCTGCTGCAAGGACGCTCGCTCAAGTTCTCGTTCGGGCGGCTCGATGCTTTCCCGGTGCGCGCGAATTGGAAGAACGCCATGATCGGGCGTATTTTCAAAAATGCAGAGTGGCAAGACCATTACAGCAAAGAGCATTACGATTTTCTCCGTCGGACCATCACGCAAAATCCGGAGATGATCACGGCCTACGATAAGGATTCGGACACCATGCGATGGTCAGTGGAGTTCACGCCGAACAAATCCTTCCACGCTGCGGCCGAGAAGATCGAGCGCGCGCGAAAAACAAACCATCGTTGGAAAAATAATTACCTCGGACAAATCTGCCAGGTCATCAAAGAAACCATCATCGACCGTCTCCATGAAAATCTTGTCGCCTATTGCAAGGAAACGAATTACCCGTATGCAATCTTTCCTGATGGCAGTAGTTGTCGCTACCCTCCAAAGGGCTTCCAACCCACTCGATTTGGCACGTCGTGGTATCAAACTCCTTTTGTCACTGGCGCAGCACTCAAGGGATACGAGGGATCCGCGTTGGTCCAAGAGGATGCGGGCCTGCATGCGCTGTCGAATATACGACCCGAAGCGCAAGACGTGCGGCAACGGGACGATGTGGATGGCGCCAGGAAAGACTAAGATGGAGAGAAGTGGCTGCGGCTGCTATATGCCGGTCAAAGCGAACATGGATGAGAACTGTTGGCTTTACTCAGTTACGTCGGGCACACAAAGCGGGTGGCCGCTCAATTTGAACAGCGACCGGATTAGACCGAAGCGACCGAAGAGGAATTATGCAACAAACAAGCGATGATATTTTATGGATTGGGTTCCGACTTGGATTTATTGTCGGGGCATTCTTAACGACCTTAGTTTGGACCCTAAGTATTGTTTTGGAATGAGCAAACCAGCATCCACAGAATCCGAAGCAAGCCTGGGCCTGATCGCCGTCAGCCGTGAAAGCCTGAAGGTCCTCGAACAAGTGGGCGTCGAGGCGGAGAAGATTGGCCTGTCGCGCATCGCCAGCGGGTCAGTGGCGTTCACGATGGAAAGTTTGCCGGCGGTGAAGCGCAAATTGCACGAGGCGATCGTGAAAGATGACGGCACCGATCCAGAACGATTGCCAGCGGTGGCCAATGCCTACGCGAATATCATCAAATCCGAGGCGTCGCTGTTCAAAGTTTTGGGCACTATTCCAGCCAGCAATTCCGGCGATGGAACGAAGCGCGCGCGAAAGGCTTTTGCGACCGCGGCACCCACGGCTCCGATTGATGTTACGCCGAACAAATGAAAACAATCCTATTGTTTGTTTTAATTGCAGTTCCAATCCGTGCGGCATGGTGGGACGATGTTGCTGCTGAAAATCGAGCAGAGCAGATCATTGAAATCCTCCAACCGAAGTACACCATTCGCATTAAAGGAGGAACAACCCTTCGAAATCATCGCTTCCGAATGCCATGCCTCGTCATCATGGAGGAAGGTAGTAAACTGGAGGACTGCACTTTTAATCGGACCAGTAGCGTAATTGTAAATAGCCACTGCGAAGTCACTGGATGTGCGTTTGCGGTCGGAGACAGCGGCGGAATCCTAATACCCTCAAAGGTAAAAGATGTGAAAGTGTCCAATTGCTGGTTCGCCGGAGGGTTGATTGAAATGCCATATTATTTCTGCGGCGAGTAAAAATTAAAGGCGAGGTTCACTTTCGAATTGCTTTTCCGTAAATTACGGACTACCAACCTGCCATGAGCGCCGGTTGTTCTGATGACACGCCCCCAATTGATTCCAATTGCGCAGACCCAGCGTATCGCGCGGCGCACCCAGACGAATGCCGGAATTACACGCTTCTCATCCTGACTCCAGAACAAGGGCTTATTCAAGTCGGCGGCACCCTCCAATACACCGTTGTCCTGCGCGCCAATGGTGTTGAAACCGTGCTCGAACAAGGCTTATCGTGGGAAAGTTCGAACAGCGGTGTCGCCCAGGTAAACGACGACGGTCTGGCCACTGGCGCTTCTGCCGGCCAAACCAATATCGCCGTCGCTTGGCAGAATCTCACCGCTCAAGCGCAATTGGATGTCGTCGCCAACTGCGAGGAAACCAACCAGTTTTTCCGAATCCTGATCGATAACTCGAAGTCGATGGGCCAATCGTTTTCCGGCGCCTACGGAACCAAACTGCAATTCAGTAAATCCATCGCTCGCGACTTTTGCGATACTGTTAATTTTTCGAAGGACCAAGCTGCGGTCTCCGTTTTCAACGATGATTACGAACAGGTCCAAACATGGTCTCAGGATGCCGAAGAACTCCAATCGGCCATTAGCACGATCTCTATCAGCACGGGTGGAACGAATCTCGCCGATGCGCTAAGTGAGGCGATCGAAGGATTCGAAGGCCAGGACGGCGTTCGCGTCATTGTTCTGTTCACCGACGGTCAATGGATTGGCGATGATCCGAAGCCAATCGCCCAGGCGTTTCGGGAAAGTGGTGGATTCATCTGCGTTGTCGCCACACGCGCATGGAATCGCACGTCGCCGGAATCAAATTGGTTCAGCGATTTGTTCGCCATCGCGTCGAGCGGTTTTCTTCTCAGCGCCTATGAGGACGTTCAAGGCGACATCCTCGGCTGGTTGAGCGGATTGAAATCTTTCCTATGCTCTGGCGGCTGTTCACCGGAGCCAGGCACGGCGCCAATGGCTCAACTGAATTACACGGGTTGGAATCAATTCAACGCGTCGAGAGTCATTCGCGATTCCGAAGGCGAGGAGATTGAGGAAATCTTTCCCGATGATCCGCGGAATCCGTTGGACGACAGCGGACGGCCAGCGTCATTCCCGGATTACGTCGGATTTGGGCTTTTCGACGTTCGTCCAGAACATGGCGGCTACGTCGATCTTCAGGGTACCGGCCCAAGCGGTCATGGACAAACTGGCCTCGATCTCGGCTTTGGACGACTCACGACCAAAGAAGATTTCCAGTGGGAAAACGGAAAGGATTACAGCATCACGCTCCTGCAAGCCGGCAGCACGAATTTAAATCCGATCAACCCTCCGACAACGCCCAGCTATCAAATACGCATCACCTGCGGCGATAACGTGTTCGAGCCGGACCCGATATTCGGCAGTCAGGACTTTGAAGAAACCTCGTTCGAATGGACTCAGGATGGCGACTTCGAAGGTCCGATCATCATCGAGCAGATTGCGATTCGGACGCAGTTCAACATCGGGACGCTGATTGACGACATCGTTTGCCGAAACGAAACCGACGACGAAGTGATTTTTGAAGAAGACTTCGATTCTGAAAATTTGACCACGATCGACCCGAGCACTGGCGGGTACGCGTATGGATGCTTGGATGTTCCGATTGGGCCGCAGTCTGCTGATCCATCGCCGCCACCTTTCTTAGAAGAGTAAAATCCCCATGACACAAAACCCCATTCGGCGCCTAACAATGCGAGCGCGTTTGTACGTCCAAGACGGATACGGCTTGGCATTTCAGAAAATCTTCGAAGGACTTCAAGAGCGCGGGGTTTTTATCTCGCTCCGACAGATTGGACCAGTCGTGCAGGCCCCGGTCAAAATGAAGGGGCAGGTCGTCATCGTTCCTCAGCCTGAGGAGTGGGAGGTTTTATTCTGTCCACCGCCAGAAGCTCCAACGCCGCGCAAAAAAACTCTCTGGTTCACAATGTGGGAGTCGTCACGACTCCAGCCTCAAATCGTGTCGCTGTTGAGTCGTTGTGAGCATGTCGTTGTGCCATGCTCTTGGTGCGCTGAATCCTTCAAGGAATCCGGAGTCAATGCGCCGGTGAGTGTAATTTCACTTGGCTATGATCCAACCGTTTACTACCAGTCGCCGTTATCGACCGGTGGACCCACGATCTTCGGCGTCGCGGGACGGCCGGCACACTGTGCAAAACGGAAAGGCATTCAATCTGCGATCAATTTATTCCTGAGAACGTTTCCGTCTGAACCTGACGTTCGCCTGCATGTCAAAATCCATCCGAACGACAAGATTGATCCAGTGACAGATGATCGCGTGAAGGTTTTTCGCGACATCATGGAGCCATATCAATTAGGTGAATGGCTGCGAGGATTGACGGCTTACGTCACGCTCGCCCGCGGTGAAGGCTTCGGACTTTGGGGCCTGAACGCAATTGCCTGCGGTCGCCCGATGATCGGCTGCAAATATTCCGGACAAGCCGATTACATAACGGAGAAGAATTCGTTCCAGGTGAATTTCAAAGAGGTTCCAGCGGACGACATCGGCGCTGGAAACACGCCATACGCCGGGACGTGGTGCGAGCCAGATGAAGAGCATGCCGTCGAGATAATGCGCGCCATTCACAATGATCGCACGTTGGCTGTCGTGAAATCAAACGCTGGCCCGGCGTCAGTTAAGCATCTCACCTGGGACGCCACTGTGGATAAATTTCACGCCCTGCTCGAACAACTTGGAGTTTGGAAAACATGAAAGCTCTCCTCGCATTTATTACATCCGAATCCTGCCGGCCTTGCCTCAACGCATCGCTCGAAATGCAGAAGCGATTTCCCATTGATCCAATCCATGAACGCCTGATCGTCACCGACCGCGAAATTATGGGGCTTGGGATTCCGACTATCGTGGACCCGGCATTGACTGGCGCCGGCGGTTACGCGTATTCGCGTGCGCGCAACCATTGCATTGCAGCCGCCCGAAAGTCTGACTGTGATTACCTGGTGATGCTCGATTCGGACACGGTGTTCCTGGGATTCAAGCCGGGCGCACCTATAGAGGATTTCGAACGCCTGCGAATTTTTTTCCAGAAGCAGGGCGAGGTTATCACCGACGAAGCGCTGAACGATCCTGAGCGCGTATCATGGGGATCGTTTTGGGTGTTCAGCCGAAAGGTATTCATGCAGGACTGGTGTCAATCCTGCGAGGGATTCGTCGGTTATGGATGGGAAGATTACGACTTCGTTTTCAATGTGCTCGAACCGCACGGCTACAAAATTGTGAACAGCAGCGCCGCGGCGATCCATCTCTGGCACCATCCGAAGCGTAATCGGCCTGATGCCGAGTTCGATGCCGAGTTCCTGCGCAATAAGCGTGTTTACGAAAATCGGAAGTCCAGCCCGACGCGGACGGTGAGGGTTCTCGGTTGATTCCGTAATCCGTTTCGACTTGTCTTTTACGGAAATCTGACGGATAAGGCAGTTATGTGTCCGATCACGCCGTCGCAATATGCAGCGCTGGTAATCAGCCCAAGCGACACGTTTTGCGTGGCCTTCCGAAAGTATTTGAAATCACTCTATTACGACTACCTCATTTTGCGCTACGAAACGAACGAGGACGGGACACTCGGCGATCAGTTCGCCATCGATTTGTGCGCCAAGCTCAACTGCCCGGACATTCCAACAGAATAAGGACAAACGATGCCATCTCCAGTTCCGCCCAGCATTTGGAAAGCCATGATCAACTCATTGACTGGCGGGATGTGCGAGCGCATGTCCAATTTGTTCCAGTCAGTCAGCCTCAAATCGCAGGAGCATTCTTACAAATATAATGAGGCGGGGCTTCCGTCGGATGAATTGGCAGATGATATTTGCGAAGCGTTGGCTGCGATTGGCTGCGTCGGCGGCGGTGGCGGTAATGGAGGCGGAACAACAAATCCGAATCTTTCAACACCTGGCAAACCGGTTGCGACCGACGGCGCTTACAGTGATCACGTGAACATTCAGTGGCCAGCGTCGGTTGCATCAGGAGAAGTCACGCTCGGCTCATACCGAATCTACCGCTCTCTCAACACCAACACGAACCCGAATCTCGCGGAGCTTATTGCAACGGTCACAGCGCCGACGACTTCGTACGACGACTACGATGTGACTGGTGGCGTTTTTTACAATTATTGGATTCGCGCTTATAGCGACGACAATGTGAATTTCAGCGCGTTTAGCCAATTCGATTCTGGAAATTCAACTGTCCCAATCGGCGAACTGGGCGCTATCTCGGATTTGCGAACGACATACGGCTTCGGTGGAATCACTTCGGCGATCGCCTTGGATTGGACTCCGCCGTCAGGGGCCACGAAATTTGACATCTACCGCGGCACGACAAACGTGTTCGCCAGCGCGACCAAGATTTATTCAAACGTTGTGCCAGAAGAAATCAGCCTTAGTCACGACACCGGCAATCCAGAGTGTTGGGACAACGGCGAAAGGATCACGCTTTACGACACGCCGCCAAGCAATGCTCAGGATTATTATTATTGGGTCGTAGCGAAAGGTGATTCTCCGCCGGCAGAAAGTGACGAGAGTAATTCGTCGTTGGGCCGGGTATTGCCGCCATCGATTTACAACCAAACCACCGAAATTCTCGACTTCTCTGCCGACTCTTACGTCGTGCCTGCCGGCATAACAAAGATGTGGGCGGTGATTCGTGGCGGCGGCGGCGGCGGGGCTGGTGGCGGTTCTGTCTATGGTGGCGGTGGCGGCGGTGGCGGTGGAACCGTTAGAATCGCGCTCACCGTTGCTGAAGGCGACGCGATCACAATCGATACGCTTTCTCAAGCCGACTCCGGAAATGCTGCGCAAGAATCCCCTGGCAGCGATTGCGAGCCAATCAATCTCTATGTGAACGCCGTTCTACAGGCCACGGCAGATTCTGGCGGCGGCGGATCATACAGCCCGAGCGGCGGCGGCGCTGGTGGCAGCGGTGGAAACGCCGTCGGTTATTTCGGATCGCCAGTTGTTTACGACGGCACTGATGGGCAGGCGGCATCTGGCGCGAACGGCGGTCAATCTGGATACGCGTTTGGCGGCCGACGACTTCCCCAGGCTGACCCGGAAGGCAGTTACAACGGCGATGGATTTGTTGGCTCTGGCGCGAAGGCGATTTCCTATAACCCGACGATCGCGATTGGCGGCAAGGGTTTGGCGGGCGCCGCGTATCTCACGTTTGGAACGTAACATGGCAAAGTCATACGTCATCAAGCCGATCGATCAAGCGCTTGACTTGCGTTCTGAGCCAGAGGACGTGCCGCAAGGCGGGGCACGTTACAGGCTGAACTGGACGATCAAAAACAAGGGCAAGCCTTGCAGAATGGGCGGCTGGACGCGTCTCCTCGAAACGACAAACAACCACGATCTTCACGACCATCTCCTTTCGCTGACCGAAAACGCCGCCCGCAAGCCGATCACGTTTTTATTCGAAGGCGAATCCACACTGCGCACGTCGATGCTGTTCGCCGGCACCGAGGACGCCCTGTATCAACTGAACGTCGGCACTGGCAATTGGCGTGTGCTGTCGAGCGTTGGAGACAGTGGCTACGGTGGATTCAAACAAGCGGCACAAACGCGCGACACGGTGGTTTTCACTAACGACCACGACGAAGTGCAATATTGGATTTTCGACAGCGAACCCGAGTTGCAATCCGTTCCAGACCTTGTGACGCTGGGGATTTCAAAGGTTGGAGTCGTCAAACATTTCCGCGGCTTCGTGTTCTACATGAACTTCGTTGAGAACGGATTCAGTGTTAGCGACGGCATCATGTGGAGTGATTTCGAGAACGCGTTATCGGTGAACCCGAGCGAAGAATCGCTGGCTAATCGAAAGAACCTGGGCGCCGGCGAATCTATTCTGGCCGCTGAAGAATTGGCCGACGTGCTAATCGTTTACACCACGCGCAGCATTTGGCAAATCCGCTACACCGGCGACGAAGAGGACCCGTTCTCGATCAGTAAACGATACGCTGCGCCGACACAGAATCGAGTCATGGCCTACCCTCGAACGCTGGTATCGATCGGCGAGAGCCATTTCTTCTGCTCGCAAACGGCGGTTCTCGAATACTCACTGTTTACGCCCGAGCCGAAGATTGTCGATTGGATCGACAAGGCGAGCATCACGATGTTCGACGAGTTGGACCCCGAGAATTGCGCTGGACCGGTCGCTGGGTTTGATTCCGGGGAAGAGTTCGGCTGGATCTCGTGGCCGAACAAGAATGCCGCCGGCGCCTACGAACGGTCGATCCGGTTCTCAACCAAGTTTTCCTTCGCGTCCATCGTCGATCACGGGTTCACGGCCTTTGCTCAATTCCAGCCGCGAACGAACGTCACAGTGCTGCGCGATTGGCTCCAGCAGGTTTGCGTATGCACGCCCGAACAACTGGACGAATTCTTTCCTGACCAGTTCGCGCACGAAGGCGGTTACTGCGAGGAACCGGATTTGGATGTCGATTGCGAAACTCAACCTGACGCCTTCTACACGACGGAAACCATCGAACTCGAAGATGACATCGTGATGGAGGACTTCAATGCCGAGGAGCCAAGTGAAAATTCTCTCTGTTCTCGACTGGCAGGAATCAGCCTGGCCGATCTTTGTGTTGAAGAAAGCCAGCGTGATCAGTGCAATTCCAATCGGCTGTTCGTCATGGCGTCGGCTGAGGACTACGCGCTCAAACAATCGGCTGATGTCTATTACCGCGAGAAGGCACTGACGTTCGGCGTCTGCGGAACATACGCGACGGAAGGCTACCTCACGGTCCTACGCAGTGGCCCCATGGCCTTCCGCGATGTTGATGACGAGAAACGTCTCGAACGATTTCAGGTCGATGCCACGCCGGTCGAGAGTGTCACGCCGGGCTACATGCAGTTGCGCATCGGAGTCGCCGAACAGCCGGTCGATCCAAATCAGGATTGCGGCATCGTGTGGTTTGACCAAGGGAAGATTCCACTCGAATGCCCGAGCGCCAGCCAAGCGGCGCATGCGGCGGCCAACACGCGGCCTGATGAACCGTTCGAATGGCCGATCTTCGCGCAAGGTCGGAACCTGTTTTACGAATTGACCATCGGGAATGACGAAAGCACGCCGGAAAATGTTGGCGCCGCGGCATGCTTCTCGAAGTTTGTGATGGATATGACGGCGGTAACGAGACGCTATTGATTTTAACGGCTTTCCAGTCGGATGAACCGACCGGGAAAGAAAGAGAAACATGGATCAGAAAACAGTGAAAGTCGGAGAGTTGGTTCACTACGTGAATCCGGTTGGCGTTCCGTCGAACGCATTGGTTACGGCGGTGTGGGGGCCAACCTGCATCAACGTGGTCATTGTTAGTGACGATGAAAAGGAGACCGATTGCTACGGTCGCCAAATCAAACGCCACACGTCTTGCTCGCACAAGGCGCAGTTGCCACAAGCGCACGGTAACTACTGGAAGTTCACTGACGAAGAACTGACGCCAATCCAAAAACCGACGCAAACATAATCAGCAACGCGCGCAAGGCTGGGACCCAAAAGGAACCGGATGAGGCGCAAAGCGAATCCATGAATCTCAATCCCAACGACAGCACTGCAACGAAGTTCAAAAACGAATTGATGGCCGTGATCTATCGCTACTCTCAGGAGAGCGAATTGACTGTTTACGAACTCGTCGGTGCGCTGGAAGTCTGTAAAGGAGCGGTCATTAAACTCCATCAGGATTGCCCGAACGATCCACCTGAAACATGAAGCGCTTTCTCATTCTATTCCCGTTGGCTTTGATCGCCGCCGAAATCGAGGACATCGGAATCGTGACCGACCGCGAAGGCATCGAGATTCACAAGTGCCACGAACACGACACCGCGTTGATCGAAGTCCGAACCAAGAATTCAGACAAAGAACGTCAGAGTGGATTTTTCAGCACGACGAACGCCGCGCTCTATCTCAACGACCTTTCGATGATTCCGACCGGCACGAATATCTTCAGGATTCGAACGCTGTGCGCAGGGTCAACGAGTGAAGTGGCGCAGGTCAAGTTTGTGATTCGCCGGCCAATTCCCACGCCAGTCGTTTTGAAGGCCGAACGTTTTCCGACGTTACCGCCAGCGCCTCCAGGTATGGCTGGAATGCCGCTACCAGGTGGAACCAACCTGAGCTACGCCGAGATGAGGCAGAGACGATGAAACCCGAGCCACTAACATTCGACGAAGAATCATCTGACCGTCCGCATCTTGATCGCCAGTTACAGCAGGAGCGCAAAATGGTTGAGGATCTTCGCCGTGAACTTGAAGTGGCGTGGAAGCATACCGACGAAGGGCGCGAACGATCACGCCGAATTAGAGATTTATGAAACTGACAAATCAAACAGTAAAATGGTTCGAGAAAGAACAAAAAGAGCACGGCACCAAGACGGCGCTCTACAACCTCATCTGGATCATCGGCGCCGACATCTTCAAGATGATCGGTGTGAAACGGATCTCAACGTCCGACAAGGCTTATAAATAATGGCGCTCACAAAAGCAGAAAAGCTCGCGAGAATTCCATCCGGCGGCACAGGCCAGCGACCCATTCCGCCGTGGCCGAAACTGCCGAAGTGTCTTTACGATCGCCATCCAGAGGACAAGGAAGCGCTGGATCAATACCAGCGCGAGTGCGACGAGTTCTTCAAAAAGACTTCGAGCCGGGCGAGTTAACGAACAATCAAATCGTCGCCAGTCGATAGCGTCACCGTATCGCCGGGTTTTATTTTCTTCACGATCTCATAGCCGAGGGATTCGATGGACTGGACCCAATCGGATGACACCTCCTTGAAATCTATCGGTTTGCCTTCATCAGGAAAATTCTTAGCACAAAGGTCCGATAACTTCTCCACCAATTCGTTTCGTTCTGCATCGGTCATAGGAAAAACCTCACGTAAATGTTAATTGCAATGGCCGCCATTGATATGGAGAGTGCGATGGCGCTAATCATATTAGCCTGCTGAAGCCTGCGATTGCTTGCTTCCATTAAACGAATCGATTCTTTCTGTTTTTCAATCGTATCGCGCCACATTTCGTTTTCGGTCATAAAGCGTTCAATTTGGCGACCAACCTTTGGTGCATCTCGTCGGCTTTGAATTGCTGAACCACGCATTTTTTCAGATGCGATTCAATCTTGGTCAAATTGCGTGCGGCCCTGCGAAATCCAGGCATGTCGCCCATCACTGAACAAGTGTCCATTTCGAGAATCCACTTACTTCGCTCCGCCTTCAGCATCGTCATTTGAAATTCCAGCATGCACTTGTAAGCGTGCTTCTGCCAATCGTAGGACGGTCTCGCCTTCGGAACAAGCGCAGGAGCCACCTTCGCCGCAACCGGCAGGCACAGCAGTTTCAGGACGAAGTTTCGACGGGTCATATAGCCAAATCAGATGGATCAAGGCCGAAATATTCAGCGATGATCTTTCGTTTTTTATCCCGCTCCTCTTTCGAAATTGGAGGATGCTTTTCCGCTGGCTGTCTCGCTTGATTCATTTGCTCCATAATAGAACAAACTACGGCTTTGTTCGATGGAGAAAGCGCATTCCAGAGCACTTCAAACTTTTTATCCGCCGGATTGTCGTCTGGGGTTTTCATTTTTGCGATGGTAGCGCTTGGGTCAAGACATCTGCGCCAGAATCCCAGCGATCTCTTTAGCGGTCAGCGTACAAGGCTCCAGTACAATAAGGCTCTTGCCGCTCGTTTTATAAGGCAGGTTGCTTTTCGTGGATGGCGCGATTTGCTTCAGCGCCCGGCTTTCAATCCAGGATCGCTGGGCAGCTTCACTTCGAACCCCATCGCGATAGAACACCTGCATTGCCTGTGTTCGCGTGAGGTTCCGAACATCCGTCTTGAGGATATCCCAATGACCGTTTGCAGTTTGAATCAAAAGCGGCACTGGCTCCTTTGAATATTTATCCTGAAGTTCATACGGCAGCCGCGCCAGAGCCTCCGGGCCGTGTCCGTCGAATACCAGTAGGTTCGGGTGCAGCTTCCGGAGTCCAACTTGTTCGAATCGGATGACTATCTCAGGTGTCATCGATGGACACTGTTTGCAGATGCGGTCGATCACGCCTTCATCTTTCTCGATCATCTTGGCGACCAGCTTCCCGGCCTCCACGAGCGCATCGACGCCGCGATTTACTAACTCTATGAATAGCCGAATCTCGGCTTCCGTTGTTTCCACTGTGGTGTTTGTCATAATTTTGAAAGTTCTGATACGGCGGCACGTGTTTTAAAGAACCGCTTTGCGCCACGCGTTGGTGCTGATTTCCTAAGTCGATCATGCATGGCGCGTTTCGCCGCGCGAACGCCAAGCTCTGCCCGCATCTTTTCGAATTCCTCCTCCGCCTTAAAGCGGGCTTCGCGCTGCTCTTGTTCGTATTGGGATTCCAGAAAGCCCTCGTACTTTCGTTCAACAATGTTGTAGTCGCACCCGCAATGCTCTGGGCGAAATGACTGAAACGCGTTTGCTTTTGCCTTTTCAAAAACCTGCTTTCCTTTGAGGAAAAATGTATATTCTCCAACATAGTCCCTCGGTAAGTCTCGAAGCGCGTCAAACACCGGATCGCCTTTGCTATCACTAAAACAGTCGCACTGTCCGCAGTAAGTAATGTCGTCGATGTATATTTTATCGCGATCCGGAATAGGACACTCCAATCCACTGATCCCTTCGAAGTGGCATTCTTTATGAGAAAATTGCTCCTTTAAATTGTAGCAAATGAAAAAAATCTCCTCCTTCCAGGAATAGAAAATCGGAATCTCGTAAATCCAACGTTGCGAAAACTCACGTGTCGCAAGCTTGATCACGCTGTCGGTCTCGACTCTTTCTCTCGTAAAGAGGGAGACCAAATACTTTTGACGCTCCAATTCTCTTTCTGCCATTCTCTGCTTTTCTTTGAATGAATTAATCCCGCCCTCGACTGCGGAGATAACATTGGTCCAGTCGAATCCACTTTGCAGTCTCATCTCGATCAGTTTGTCGAGCAGGTCTTGCGTGATTTCCGGGTTCATAAATGTTCGCCCGGCTGGAAAGCTGCGAGAGGATCGCATGCCCACCGTCGAGCGGCACCGGGCGAACAAAAATTTCAGAATCTCTCTCGGCTTCCAGACCGATTGATGGCTCGACTTTACGATATACGGAACACCTGTCAAGCAAATCCGGAATTGACGGAAAAGCCACGTAGGAGTATGGGATGGAACGTGGCCTTATCAGATTTGGACCAATCCCAATCGCCAGCAGTAGATTTCCTGCGTCAATTCACTCCGTCTGGCGCATTGAACTCGCGCTACATTCCAGGCTTGAGCGTTGGCGGCGCTCCTTCCGTGCCGATGCCGACATTCTCTCCAACCGCTCCACCTCGATTCAATCTCGGAAGCCTCTTCAACGGCGGTGTGTCAGCGCGAGCCAATGGCAGTGCTTCTGTTCAGCCTTCAATGGTTAGCACTCCCAAATCCCCGGCTGTCGGATCTGCGTTGACCACCGCTTTCAAAACGAACACCGCGAACACCACAGCGGCGAATCAAAGTCTCAAGGATTACGCAGCCCAGGTTCTCAGTGGCCAACCAAAGGCGCAGGCCGCAGCCGATCAGGAAGTCGCCAGCGTTGATCGAATCTACGGCACGGGGGGCGACTCCATCGAAGCGCGCTTGGTGGAATTGAATCGCCAGGAACAAGCGGCGGCGAACATCGCAGCCCAACGTGCGGCCGGTCAGGCTCGACGCAGTTACAACGCGGCGCGCGCGGGCGGCGGTAATTCGTCCTATCTCGATCGTGTCCTCGCCCAACAGCTTTACGCCATTGGCGCCGGGAATGCCGGACGCGCGGCGCAACAAGGTCGAAACGATCTCACGTGGCTCACCGGCCAGCGCAATGCTGCTGTCGGCCAGCGCGCGAATATCCTGAACACTTTGGCGCAACGCTCTCTGCTTCCGATTCAAGCCAATCAGCAATTCGAGACCGGCGCTCTCAACAATCTCGGTCGCTTGGCCGATCTCGATTACGGCAACAACCTCTACGAAACGCCGGAAGCAGCTTGGCGGCGGCGAATCGACTTCCTCGATTACCTCGCGCCCTACATGGATCAAACCTACTAACCCATGGCCTCATATTTCCAACCAATGCCGAGCCTCGGCGGTAGTGAATTCCTCAACCGCAACGATTGGAGAACGCGCACGCCAACCGCCGATCAACGTGTCCTCGGATTAAACATGCAGCGCTCCAAAGCCGCCCACGATTTGCTGATGCGCGCCCAGGCTCAACGCGCCGAGGACGAACTGGCGTTGTTGCGCAATGCTGATCCCGCCAGCATCTATCGCGTTCCACAGTCGCCCGAGGAATTCCGTTTGCAGCGGATCGTCCAGACTGACATGGACGCCAAAGAACGTGGGGCTCGAATGTTGCCGACCGAATGGCAACGTCTCAAGTATCAGTCCGGATTGGAGGATTTGCGAAGCCAACGGCTTGCGAATTATCTGAATCCTCTAAAGTTCGAATTGGATGAAGCCCGGTTTGGAGAGACGCAGGTAAGAAACGAGCGTGATTGGATCAATCAGCAACAGCAACGCATCCACGCCGACAAGACGCTGACTGCTCAGGAAAAATGGCGCCAGATTCAGGCGCTCAATGCGGAAGCCAATCGTCAGCAACGCGAGCGATTCAATAAAAGTGGATACGATCAACGCGAACGCTTCCATCAGGATTCGATGGCAAACTTCAAATCGGAGTCCGACCGCAAATACTATCAAGATGTGGCTGCTGCTGCGGCCGCTGGGGCTTTGACTCCTCAACAGGTGACGCAGATGTTCTCGCGTAGATTTGATCCCGCGACGATGACTATGATCCGTGGTTTCGCTAATCGTTACGCGCAGGACAATCCGTCGGCGCTCTCTCCGCAAGATGACCCAGGATTCTTCACTAAGATAGGACGGATGATCGGATTAAGTTCCACGCCGCCTGCGGCTCCGGTTGATAATTTTGGATACGATACCGGCGGTTACGACGAATCCTACGACGACGGTGGTATCGACATGGGTAACGGCAGCGATTTTGCGCCGCCTCCTCCGCAGATGAGTGGCGCTCCGCGTGGCCCGCAACAAGGGGGAAACGGATGGAGAGTCCTTCGCAGTCGCCAAACTGGCCAGATGGTTAAGGTCGGGCCGCAAGGGCAAGAGATACCGGTGCCGATGATCAGCGCACGGGATGCGTCATTCGCTGACACACGCACGGATTACAATCGGGCTCCAATTCCTTTGCCGCCCACTCCGGCTGAAGCGCCACTGGAATACCTCGGGCCTGCCGCACCTCCACTTCAGGCGTCAGTCGTCCCCGGTTCGAGGCTCCAGCCGAATTTCGACACCAACCGGTTCATGCAGGATTTCGAGCCTGTGTTTAAGCCGTTCACCTATCTCGATCCTCGCGCATTGATCGAATTGACCGGCAATGCCATCGGCCAAGTTCCACTGATGAAGCGCTACTACGGTGATCCGACTTGGTAATCGGTCACTCTGCCCCGCCTCCGAGCATCACGTAGAGGACGAATCCGATTGCAAAGGCGGCTCCAATAAAAAACCAAATGGTGTTGTCGCTTTTGGGTGGGTCGTTTTTTGGCATACACCTAAAGCTACTGACAGAAGAGGCGGGAGAGGGAAAGCCAAAAGAAAACGAACCCGATAAGACAACCACCCCTACCCCTCCTAAATGGAGTGCAGGCTTAAAAGCCAACGTCGGAAGGCAAAGAAAAATTCAATCCTGTGGCGTCGTACGCCGATAATCCGGCAGGAGATGCAGGCGTTACTCTGCACTCTTAGCTGTACTCATCCCGCCAGCCGCACAGGACTGAAGTTTTCCTTGTCGTCCACGCCGGGGAGTTCTCGTCCTCGCCGACGCCTTCACCAGCACCAACCGAAGTTGGGCCGCCGGAGTTCGTGCAACCTATATCGCGGCACGGCTCACGGTCCAAACGCGGAAAAAAAAGAGAACCCGCTCGGTGGAAGACGTGGTAAGACGTTTTTCGAGCGGGTTTGGAGTTACCCAAAATTTCATCTGAACCGTTCCGGTCGCTTACCCTCGGCTTCCACACCGATTGTTCGGACGCGTAACCTATTCCGTAATTTACGGATGGCGTCAAGTGCCAATTCAGAGTATAGGACCCTCAGTATGCCAGCCTACGATCCGAACGAATGGGAAGTCGTGAGTGGTCCTGATCTCCCTTCGGGATACGATCCCCGTGAGTGGGAAGTTGTTTACGATTACGAACCTTATCCAGAACCAACTCCACAATACAGCGGACCAATCAACACCTACCGCGAATCTGGCGCCGCGCTACGTCTCCGCCAGCAAGCGCAACGTGAAGCCGAGATGCAGCCCGACGAATCGACCATCCTCGAACGCCTCGCATTGGGCGGCGCTCAAGGCTTGCGAAGTTTGGAATCAGGTCTTGGCGGGTTATTCAATTTAATCAGCCTGACTCCAGTCGGACGTGCGCTCCAATCCAATGCACGCGCAGGTTCCGCAGAGTTGGCTGACGTTTCTCAAACGTTGGGCGGCCAGAATCCAGACATCGGACGCGAGTTCGCGGAATACTTTGGCGGCATGGCAGCCCAGCAAGCGCCGAGCATCGTGGCCGGTCGATACGCTGGACCGGTTGGCGCCGCAATCGTCGGCGGCCTTCAAAGTGCAGGCTCAACTCAGGATGCCGCAGAACAGGCGTACGAAGCGCAAGGGTTCTCGCCAGATATGGCTACGGCCAAAGCGCGACTGCCAGCCTTGGCCAGCGGCGCCATCACTGGATTGCTGACGCGGTTCATGCCTGGCCATCTCGGCGAAGGCGTGACGCGCAACATGCCTCCGGGTTCGATCTACAGCATCGTGCGCAATGTCTCCGGCGAAATCTTCAAAGAAGCTGGGGAAGAAGCGCTCGATCAACTTGGTCAAATCGCAGTCGCCAAAGCTTCTTACGATCCCGACAAACCGCTGAACGAAATCATCGCCGAGACGTGGGAAGCCGCTGGGTGGGGCGGCGGCATGGCGGCGGGAATCGGCGCTCTGACTGCCGGGGCTCGTGCGGCTGTTGATCGCGGCGAAAATCAATTTCAGACCGGCGCCGATCTACAAACGCCTCCGCCGGCATCTCCGACGATGGACGGTGAATTCGAAGTCGTCAGCGAACCTCCGCCGTTGCCGATCCAAGAGCGCGTTGCGCCGGAGAATCCGTTCTATCCCTACCAAGACACATCCGGGATGAATCTTCGAGGACTTGGTTTAACCAGCATGCTGCCGACCGACGAACTCGAATTCCAAACAGTGGAAGGCGAACAGCCCGGTGAGACAATTCAACAACCTATTGCCGTCTCTCGCGTCGAGCAGATTCGTCAGCAGGCGGCACAAACATTAGCGGCTGAGTTGAACGCCGCAGGGTTGGCGCCAGAAATGGCCAGCCAAGTTGGTAACGCCATCGCGACAATTCAACGCGGCAATCTGACGCTTCCAGATTTCGACATCATCGATGCTGCCTTGGGAGAACTCGACCGATTTGGTTTTCGCCTTCCGAATGTGGGCGACAATCAAAAGACCAGAACACAGGCGCGCCGGACCTACGCCGAAGAAAACCGTGCAGCGCTCTCCAAATTACAGGAAGCCGCACGCGCAAGTATTCCAGTCATTCAACAGCCCGTTCCAATCGCCAGCACGCCGATCAATCAGCCATCCGCCACGGAAGATGAGTCGTTCGATATTCGTTTCCCGCGCGACCCCAATCAATTCTCATCACCTGAGATTCGGCGAAACCTCGAAGCCAACATGCAAGGTCGAAGCATGGATATTTCGATGGCTGACTTTGGAATTCCCGACGCCCACATAAAATCGGTTCTTGGTCCAGAGGCGCCGTCGTGGCAGGAATTGGCTGAAGCGGGTGTAATTAACGCGTCACCGAATGAGGATGGGACGGTTAATGTCCGCGTCTCGCCAACTGTTTCAGAAACTGCAACGGTTCAACCATCGGCGTCGGCAGTTCAAAACCAATTCGTTGAACCCACCGAAATGGTTGCACCAACTGGTAAGCCGGACTTACAAGTTCAACCGAAGCCGTCCGCTCCAAAATACGAACGCGCTCCCGACATCGTGGACGACATTGAAGGCTACGTCGGAAAGCTGCGCCGTATCAAACCCGGCGAAAAATCCGAACACGCGGACCTCTGGCGTGCTGCCCAAAAGGCGATGCCCAAATTGTTCGTCGATAGTCCAACCGCATCGGCTCCAGACGTGGCCGCGCAAGGCGTTGAGCAAAACACTGGTCGCCCGATCGATCCTGAAACGCTGCTCAATCAAATCATCGAGGCGCCGAAGAAACGGAAGTCCGACCGCGAGGCTTTCTATTCCGAAGTAAAGCAGGCCACTCAGGATGCCAAATTCCAAACCGTCGCCGCGAAGGAGCGCAAGAACACCAAGCCGATTGTCAGCGATGAACTCTCCGTCGGCGATAAGTTCAAGATTCAAGGCGAGCGCTTCACAGTCACGAACGTCAAGACGCGTCCCGATGATGAGACAATGTTGCAGTCGGTGACGATCGATGACGGCCCGAAGTTTGGAACGCAGACGCTCACTTCCGAACAGGTGTTGAATATCGACAAGGGAACAATGCGGAGAGCAAACGGCAACAGCCAACAGTTTGGTGCTGCTGCTCCGTCACCCCGAGGATCGACGCCCCAAACGGCTCCCCTGAAGGCGGAAGGAAGCCAAGGTACTCTCGTCACAGAACCTGTCAATACTCCACCGCCGCAAGGCCCATCGGTGGCAATCGGCAGAGCAACCGATGCCAACATCCCGACTCTCGTCAATGCCTCCGCCTTGAGTCCGCAGACGAAGAAAGTCCTTCTCCGAGCGCACGAAATCTTTCAGGCCAGCGGATTGAACTCCGGTCCGCTTACTCTCGAACTCCGTCGTTACATTGGCGGTGGGTTCCAAGGGCAAGTGATGCTCAAAGGCGGTATGCTGGGAAGCCTCGTGCGATTGGCTGAAGGAGCAAAGCCCGATGCTGCGGCGCACGAAATCTTTCACATCCTCATTCAATCATTGCCAGAAGCTGACCGCGCCGCGCTCGAAGCTGAACGCCTGGCCAAAATGCCGGCGAACGCGCCTCAAGAAATCCGCGACGGAAAACTCAGCAGCGTTGAATTCCAATTCCGCGTCAGAGAGCCCGGCTGGTCGATGGACCTCTACCCGTTCATCAACCTCGACGAGTACGCTGCCAAGATTTTCGGCGATCGACTGGCTCAGGAAACTCTCGAACAACGCTCACCCGGCATCATCAACCGCATCAAACAATGGTTCGCGCAATTATGGAAAGGGCTCAAAGGTTTACTCAAAGACCCGACGGCCAGCGAACGCGTTTACCGCGACATCCTCGAAGGACGCCAGAAGTATGATGCGCAACCGGCGTTTGAGCGCGCGATTGAACGCGGCACATTCGTCACCGATGCCAACGAGGCGATCAACGCCGCCAACCTCGCGTCGTCCGCCATGGAGCAGCAGATCGAAGGCGAATCGCAACTCGCCCAGGCTGCCGACGTGACGAACATCCTCGATCAATTCGGCGTCAACACCGCCGATCCGAAGGTCCAAAACGCTTTCGATTACCGCAACTGGAAAGGCATTCGCGACATCGGCGAGCAACTGAATCCTCAAGGTCGCGAAACCTACCAACAGATGAAAGCCCGGCTGGCCAACGACCCATATCGTCGCGCGCGCCTTGCCGGCGAAGGTGGCCAATCCATCCTGCGGTTCGAAGAAATTCTCCAGCAGGTTCTCGACGACAGTTCGAAGGCGTTCAAGAAACTGACCTCGCGCCATTTCCAGGATTTCATCGCCCGCGTGCAAGCCAAGGCGGCGCAGAATCAAGCCGCGCAGGCCATCCTCACGAATTCCAAAGCGGTGTTCGACTCTGCCATCAAAGAAGCGACCGCGGCGCTAAAGCAGGAAGCCAAGACCGATCGCGACATGGCGGTGTTGCAGGGCGAACTCCGCGGCATCCGCGAGGCCAGCGAATCCACCGTCGCCATGGAACAAACGCTCAACGACATGGTGACGGCCCTGTCGTCAACACCCGAGGGGCAGAACGCGCTATTCACCGGCCAAGGCGGCGGACGATCCATCCTCGAAATTTACAAGGACATCAAACGTTCCACCGGCCAACCGCTCAACAATCAGAATCTCCTCAAGTGGGCCAGTTACATCCTCGCCAAGTCACCGAAGCTCGCGGCCAGAATCCAAGCTGCCAATCTCGCCAAGCAAACCGGCTTGCGCGCGCAACTCAACGGCATGGCCAAAAAGTTGGCCGACGACTTCTCGAAAGACCCGGTGGCCACTGTCCGCCGGGCGATGCGCGATCGCGAACGTAAGGTCCGCAACGCCATGTCCGCCGAGTTCGCCTTCAAAGAACTCGAAGAAGAGATGTTGTCCGAACTCGAACCCCTGTTGGCAGCCGTCGATGCCGGCGGAATCGCCGCCAGGATCAAAGCCGATCCTCAATTCCAGGCGCTCCGGAAGGAAATCCTCAACGATCAAACCTCATGGGGCGGCAGTCCTGAGCCCGGCAAAGCCCTCCGCAGCGCCGACGACGCGGGTTCTACCATCACCCTCCCGGTCGTCCCCGGCGTGAACGGCGCCCCGCCGCTGCCCATGTCCGGCGCCACCATCGGCATCGGCCACGAAGTCCTCGACGGCAACGTCGTCCATCTCCGCCAACGCTGGGATGAACAACGCAAGGCCATCGGCTTCCTCGAAAACTGGCTGGCCAACCCGCAGAACGCAGACGATCCCACCCGCCGTTATCACGCGCACAACCTCGAACTGCTCAAAAACTACTACGGCGGGCTCCAGCACATCATGCCCGAAAACCAGTCGCCGTTGTGGGGACAGGCGTATTCCATTATCGGATCCGCCATCTCGAAGTCCGGTTCGCGCCTCGTCGGCCAGGCTCGGTCGGTCTTGAATCGCGCCGATCAGATGCACAAATGGTCGCGGGATTGGTTCGAACGCGCCGTCCACACGCTGCCGATGACTCAGCGGGCGGCCATGAAAAGCCATGGACTGACGTGGAACAATCTCCGCGGCCGCTCCATCGTTGAAGCCAACCGCATCTATCAGCAACGGGTTGGCCAGGAACTCGCCGCCTCATGGCAACGTCAACAGGGCGGCTACAACGTCGGCGACACCCTCTCTTCCGGTGAAGTCGTCACCCGCGAGGATATGGCGCATCTGGAGGCCCAATCCAAGGCCGGGTTCGACGCCCTCAATCTCGCCGCCAAGTTCGACGAACAGATCACCAAGGACGCCCGCGGGCTCAAAAAGACCTCGAACTACCGGTCAGCCCTCCGGACGAGCCCGTATCTGGTGCCGCGGATGTTTGATTATTCGCTGGCTGCCCAAGCCAAAGCCGTCTCCGATGCGGTCAAAGCCGGCGACCCGGCCGCCATTGAAGCTGCCTTGAACCAACTCTGGCCACAGGTCGGCGCCAGCCTTTTGATTGATCGCAACCCGGAATTCGCGAAGCGCACCATTTTTGACGGCAAGGGCGGCGCTTTCGAGGTCGCAGCCAACATGATGAAGGCCAACCCGAACGTCATCCCGACGATCGATGCCTTGGCCAACGAACTCGCAAGCTCGAGTACCATCCCGCCAGACCAAGCCAAAGAAATCGTACTCGAGGAGTTCGGTCGCATCGTATCCAACTGGTCCAACGCCGTGCAGGAAAAGGTCGCGGCCGCCGAGCAGGGTGGCAAATCCGGTGACGCCAAGAACAGCTTCACCCAGGCCCGCGGCGATGCCCTCGCGCCATGGACGTTCTATCGCACCGGCTTCACCACCACCGATGACGTGTCCAACCACGCCGCCGGCATGCAGAGCGTGGCCGTCGATCGCGTCGTCGCCACCCTTCAGGCCATCGATAAAGACCTCGAACGCCAGGAATCCGATCTCAGCGCTAAGGCTAAGGAACTCGAACGCCTTGGCAAACCCAACGCCAAACAGTCGGCCATTGCCCTCAAAGAAGTGGAACGGCGCCGCGGCCAAACCTTCGATAACTGGCAGAACTTAAAGGACCGTCGCGCACGCATCCAAGGTGTTCTGAACGATTTACAGAATCCGTCGGTGTCGAACTCGGATTTCAACACCCTGTTCAACCGCGGGGCTGGCGCGCTCGTCGGTTCGCTCATCGGAAACATCGTGACGACGATGAAAAACGTGTCGTCGATCTTCCTCGGACGCCAGTTGCGCGCCGCCGGCATGGACGAGTTCAACACCACCCTGCGCTCGATGCTGTTCACCAAGGCGGAAGCGGCTAAAATCCTCGCCAGTTTCGCCTTCGTCGGGGTCCCGAAGTCGTTCGGCTACCTACTGCGCGGCATGGCCCGCGGTGTCCCACAACTCCTCAAAGGTAACGCCCGCGAGGCTTACCTGTCCGCCTTGCGCGATGTCATCCGCGAACTGTCCGTCAACGTCCCCCGCCGGCTGCAATCGGTTCGCGAACTCGAAGCCGCTGGCATGTATCAACTTCCGGATAAAGTTGCGCAGTTCGACAATCAAATCCTCGGCTCCATCCTCTACCGCGGCGGCATCCCAGCCAATGAGTTCGAAGGCGCCGCCAAGGTTGGGGGATACGCCGCCGGGCTGTTCGAGGCCACTCTTCTCGCCCTGGCCAACGCCGGGTTCCCGACCATGGGTGACGCGGCCATCAACGGCGCCATGTGGAATGCCGTCAATTCGCAGTGGGGTCCAGTCCAGGGCATGCAGGATTCTCTGAAGAAACTCTATACCAACTGGATGCGTGGCGGATTACCTCGGACGTTCAACCTTCAGGACCCAGCCGATCCAGTCAATCGCCTGAGCCCGAAGGAACTCGGCTTGAGTGAACAAACTTTGTCTCAAGTCCGCCGCACGTATCAAATGGCGGGCATGAGCTTCGACGAGCGCGCCGCCGCCTTCATGGCTGAACTCCAGTCCAACCCGCAGTCGGCCCAATTCCTGACGACCGAGAATCGCCAGGCTTTGACCGAAACCCTCATCAACAAGATGAACCGCGCATCGTTCTCGAACTCGCCGTTGAAGTTCAAGGACGGCTCGTTCCTGTCCAACATGGTCCGGCCGCTCTACGGCTGGTCACTTCGCTCCTTCGCTGATTGGGAGGAATCCATGGCGGTCCCGACCAACACCGAAACCGGCAAGATGAAACTGTGGGCGCGCTCCATGGCCCTCGCTGGGTTGGCTCTGGCCATGACCGGCGCCGGCGGCCAACTTCAGGACGAACTCGTGGCCCGCATGCTCCGCCGGGCGCTCTACAATCAGGAATCGCAAAACCGCCTGCCATGGGAGGAACAGTCGCTTGGCCGCGGCGCCGCCGGTGTTGCCCGCCTGGGGCTCGAAAGCGTGCCGCTGTTGGGAATCCTCGGCAACCTCCTCATCCCGGCCAACACCCCGGCGCGCGCCAGCTTTGAACCCACCCTCGCCGTTTGGGAAGCGGGCAAGTCCATCGCATCTTGGATTCACGGAATGGTCGCCAGCGGTGATCCCATGTTCGGTCTGCCTGACATGGCTGCCAAATTCATCCCGGATTCCAAGATCGTCATCAATCGCCTCGACTCTCAGGAAGGCCGACGCGCCGGCGCCAACGCCGTCGCCGACATCAAACGATTCGCGACGCCTGATCTCATTCGTCCAGCCTATAAAGGCGCTGTCGCCCGCGGCATTGACGAATCTACCCCGTGGAAGCAGAAGATGGATAACGCAGCTTTCCGGGGCGATCGCGCCGGATTCCAACGCGCCGCACGCGAAGCCGTCCAGGCCAACTTGCGCATGGGCAATAAGGATCCGGTGAGAGCCGTGCAAAATTACTGGCGCTCGCGCAATCCGGAAACGCGCGCACTGACCCGCCGAATGACCCCCATCGAGCGCGCTGAAATGATGCGCCGCGCCGCCGCTCAACCCGGAGCCAATCTCGCTACTGAAATCCAGCAGGCCCAGCAGAATTGGGCGCAAGCTGGCGCCATGATTGGAGTTCGGCAGCGCGATCAGAATACCAATCGCGTCAGTCTCAGAGCGCCGAGTCTTTCGCGCGTCGGGCGGGGGATGGCGCGTTATTGAATCCTGAGAAGTTTTCCGGGAATTCCGGATTTTCCCAACGCCTCGACGTTCTCATTCCCGTAAGCGATGAGGCACGACGGCGCACCAGCGGCATCGGCGGCACGACCACTAACGTGATGGAAACGGACACGCCCTTTTAGGAACAGGATGGCATTTGCGACTGGCCACACGTGTTTAAAGAAAGTCTCGGTCTCAGTTCGAGCGAAGATAAACGCAATCCCATTTCCATGAGCCGCGAGTCGCGACATCCATTTTGAAGTCTCCGGACCGTACGGAGGATTCATCCAAACCCGACCGGCCCATTCTTTCATTAGTCCGTTGTCGAGCCGATGATAATGCTGTTTCGCCGTCGGCCATGGGCGTTCGATCGGCGAACATGGATCGAGGTCAAACTCGCCCAGCGATTTGATGATATGGGGGGGGGTAAGCCATTCATCTTTTCCTTCGGTCAATCCAGCAAATGCCTGTCGATGAACTGGCGGCGGATCTGGAGTTAGAACCAATTCGTCCATCAATTGTTCCTCGGATCACCACCGCCATCCACGTCATCGCGATGCGGCATTTTCATTCGCGTTTTCAATTCGGTTTTGGACTTCGGTCCATACACCGTGAGAAATCTATGCTCCGCAAGGTTGACCTCGCGCATCATTGCGTTCCGGACGAACTTGTTCTTGCACACCTTTTTGATCGCGTCCTTCAACGCCTCCAGCGCCACTAAAATCTCATCCCACGTTTTCGCCGGACCAGATTCCGTCATTGCCCGCTTGAATTCGTCGTACAGCAATCGCGCGCGGCCAAGCTGCTCCTTCATCTCCGCCTCTTCGCGTTCCCGCTTGTGCTTCTTATGCGCGTCGGAAAAAGCACGCAGATTGTTTTTGATTTCGGTGTTCTTAAGTTTGCGTGTGCGTTTGCGATTGGCCATAAATCAAAACTCTCCTTTGCAATGGGGACATTTGTGGAACAAACCAACCCTCGGAATCTTCGCCAGAATGCAGCGCCGCCAGTATTTCGAGAGAATCGCACGGTGCAGGCGTGGTTTTCGAACGATTGCGCCGGAGAATGAGAACCACAAATCACACACCACTTCCGCATGAGCCTTGTGCTTTTTGGCCAGCCAATAAAATGTTCGGCGATCCCACCAAAGATGATACCAATAGCCTCGACCATCAGGATCGACTTGCCAGTAGTAAAGAAGCTCGCGCACAGAATTATTCCATGGAACGATTATCCACTTCACTTTCCTGATGTCCTGACGTTTTCTCATCTCACCTCCGTGTCCAGATAGCATCCCCCCATCCGGCTTCCTGCCCGTTCGAATGCTGAAACCACCAAGTCTCTCGGCGATTAAATCCGTGCGGTGCTAAAAACGCATCCAGTTCGCCAATCATCGGCGCTCCCTGGTAGAGTGGGCGTTTGTTCACTTCGATATAGAGCCATGAGAATGCTTCGAGAAATGGTCCGAACCCCCGAAGCGCCATCAACTCGGCCCCCTGAAGATCGATGTTTCCGAACCACGGACGTTGCGCCATCACCGCGAGTTCTTTCGCTAGCAACGTATCGACGCGAGTCGTAACAAGCTTTGTGTCGCCGATGAATTGGACGCTGGGATGCTCAACAGTGTGGGTTCCAAACGACAGTAAAGAACTGCTCTGGCCCGCGTTGTTGGCCACGTGAAAATCACGCTCCTCGCCATCCTTATCACTGACGCACGCGCAAATTGCTCGCATGTTAGGATGCGTCAGCTTCTTCTCCAGTCGCGCGCAGACTTTAGGCAGGGCCTCGACGAGTAGAATGGGGCCGCCGGGACACGCCTTCGCATAATGCGGCAATTCGCGCCCATCGTCCGAAGCGCCAAGGTGAAGGATTCCGTTCGGGCGGACGGAATATCGCGTGAAGAGATCGTCGAAGGAAGTTAGCATATCAATAAACGATCAGTGGTTGATATTTCTCTTTGAAAACCTGGGCGCGACGTTCGAAGGTTGCAGGCCCAGCGAAGTGCATCGTCAAATGCCCCGGCTTCCACTCATCGCCGTCTGTCCAGATTTCAGGACAGAACCCGCCGATCTCCGCCGACAGCGCAGCGTATGCCCCGTGGTACTGCGTCTCGCGAATCAACTGATCAAATGGGAATTGCTCCCAGGGATGATCGCGCATCATCACGCGCTTGCCGGGTTCAATGTTCGGCGTTCCGTTGAGGCAATAATCGATCCACTTATCCATGAACGCGCGCGCGTCTGGCGTGTTGCGAATAACCAGCAGACCATTGCAAATATATTTCCAGGTAATCCAGTTACGCTGCTCTTTTCCAGCCAACCAAAGCTCGGGACGTTCTGCCAACCTCGTGCGCAAAATATCCGAAATATCCTTTTGGAAATTCGTGAACGCCACATCAGCGTCGGCGAACACGATATATTCAAAATCCGCCTTCAGCGCCCTGTCGATAAGCGGCACCTTGGAAAACGACGGGTGGAGATGTTCCCAATCGATATACCTCTGCGGGTAGCAAATGAATTCATATCCCCATCGGTCGGCGTACGCGCGTTGGTTCTCGATGAATGGTTTTGCGATGGCTGATACCTCCGAGGTCGCGAGCGTGATAAGTGCGTTCATCGTGCTGGCTCCCTCCGCAGCCACCAGCTTGGCCAATCGGATTCCTGAGTCACGTTGACCGAGAGATTGCTTTTCGCGGCGAACTCCGCGACGGCTTGCTTCACGCCGTAGAGTTGGCCGTTGTGCATCCCTTCGAGGTAATCATGACCCGCCAGGATACCACCGCGTTTCACCTTCGGCGCCCACAACGCAATATCCTGCCGAGCCGCATCCAGCGAGTGATCGGCGTCGATATAGACGAAATCGAGCGTGCCATTCCCAAACCTCGGCGCCGCTTCTTCACTGGTCGCCCGAATGACTTTAACGCGCCCGTTGAACTTCTGCGCCTTGGCGAGAATACGGTGATAGCGTTCCTCTTGTCCTTTATCTGTGTCCTCGCCATGTCCTGAAAATCCGGGAGTATTCAGCACACGCCAGGGATCGATCCAATTTGCGTGACCCGGCCAGCGTTCGGCGAAATAACTTTCGTAATAGCACTCCGCACAGCCGATAAATGCCGCTTCTCCGGTGAGCCCAAGTTCGATCAAGAGTTCGGCCAGTTGGTTGCGATTTGAGATTTGTTTCATAAATTCACCATCTCCTCCGTTCCAAAGTTTTAGTCGGCAGCGGATCGAGCCAAATGGGCGGCCCTTTATATTCTGGCAAACGACCGATGTAAGGCGCGCGTGGAGTGTTGATGTAGGCTTCCATCGAAGGCCCGCGCTGACTTATTGGCCCAGGTGAACCAAGCAACGCTTCAGGATGCGCCCGGTGATACATGGCGAAATATTTGTAGTAAGGCGGGTATCGCTTATCCAAACCGACAGAGCGAATCTTCATCTCGCGCCGGCGCTTATCGAGTTCGCCATCGTCGCCAGCATAGAGCATCGGAGCGTATCCGCGCATCTTCAAGTAGAACTCTTCGGTAAATGACCAAGTTCCGTGGTACGCGAACGACGCTTCGAGGCTGCACTTCTTTGGTGAATGGGAATGAGTCGGCGTGATCACCCATTCGTTCTCGACGTAATCGATCGCGAACCTTGGCTGGCAAATCATCCCGCGATCGAGCGCTTCAGCGGCCGCTTCACACGCCCACGGATAAGCCAGGTCGTCGTCGTCAAACTTCATGAACTTTTTGGCTCCTGCCGGCGCGAGCGAAATGCAGAGATTGTTTTTCTCCGACAGACTTCGACAGCGCCGCGGCAACGACACGATTTCCCATTTTCCTTGATCGCTCTTTTGCGAGTCCAACTGGCCGGAGTCATCCACACAAATCAACAGGCGGTCGGAATAAGTTTGCGCCTCCCATGCAGCGATCGCGCGCGCGAGTAAGTGCGCGCGGCTGAACGTCGGACAAAAAGCTACGATGAGGTCGCTCATTTTCTCACGTAAATCCTATTCAGCCGATTCTCCGCGTGAACGGTGTAGCGGTTCATCAAAATGGGATGCCACTCTGCGGAAATGTCTTTTCCGTTTTGATCGGCATATTCCACGATAATCACCTTTGGCGTGAAGGTGCCCCAATCAATCCCGTTCAGAACCTCCCATTCGTGGCCTTCGACATCGATCGACAGCAAATCGGTCTTGGTCCAATCGACCTCCTTATAGCGCTTCAGAATCGTCTCCAGCCGTTCCGTCATCACCGGCATCGACCCGTCGTTATCGTTGCGCCAAGTTGAATCGAGTGAACTTACCGACCGGCAACGATGCAAAGTTGCAAACCCATCTTTGTCCGAGGCCGCGGTCGTGCAGAGGTAATCCTCCGGACGTTGATGCAGAATCGCCGGCCAACAATCCGGCAAAGGTTCAACCAATAATCCTCGCCAGCCGATTTCATAAAACTGCCAGGTGTTCGAACAATCTTTAGGCCAGCTAGCGCCCACATCGACGTAAATTCCGTTGTCGTGGGGCAGCAATTTCCGCAGGACTTCAAATTCGCCATACTGAGATCCGACCGCATTCGGGACGGGAAACGTCCTCTGAATATGCCTGCCCAAACCAATGAGCATTTGGCCTGCTTCAACTAACTGTTCAGGATCAATTTTCATTTACGACTACTCTTCCGCGCCTCTTTGCGCGTCGTGCCACACCATTCGCAAATGCCATCGATGAACGAATGTTTTTGGCGCGAGCCGTGGCAGCGTTTTTGCGGTTTGGATTTCATGCGCGTTCGACCTCCATTGGAAGCACGTCCCGCCACGTTTCCTGTGTCGTTCCTTCCCACCCGGTTTTCAGCCACTCCTTCGGGAAAATTGCGCGCTTGTTGGGATTGCGATTTAAGAAATAAATCCAGGCCGCGAACGTCGAGGAACTGCCGATCAAATGCGAACAACACGCTGCGTCAACGAGGTCTTGAACTTCGGGACGGTCGTCGGCGACTTCCATGCACCTCGGAAAATCATCGAAGTAGCAGTCGATGCGATGCCCGAATTGCTCGCGGCACCATGGGTAGTCGTCTGAGAAAAATCGAAAGCTGTAATGCGGAAACTTTCGCATCTGCGCTTCGATCCATTCCTTCGTTTGGAGCAAATGTTTTTCTGGATAACGAAGCGCATCGCCGCGACGGACATGCACCGCACACCAAAACATTTCCATTTTGCGCCACTGGAAGCCAAACGACTCCAAAATCCGATCGCGATGATGCTGCCAGTATTTCGGGCTTTGAAAAAATCCGTTCAGCACAATGTTGTGCCCATCTTTCCAGCGGTCATCCCACGGCAGTTTTTGGAACCGATACCCGCGCTCCTCCACCATGATCACCGGCAGCGACGGATCGTAATCTGGCTTTGCCAAATGCGGCAGATAAGTAGGACACCATTTAGGATCACGGCTGGTCGTAGGCATCGAAAACTCCATGCCGTGGTCCCACGCATACGCCATTGCAGCGCTTGCCTGGTAGAGCGCGTTGCCAAGTCGTCCTTCCGGTCTGTAGCTGACGTATCCTTTGCTCATTATTCAATAATGCGGGATTTAACGGGATGAACTAGAACGCACTTTGCCGTTCTAAGCATGTCCATCCGCTCGTCCTCAGTTGAAACAGAGTCACCAAACGAACTGAACTCTGAAGGCAGGTGAGCGACATAATCGAAGGCCGCGGACTTGTATCTTGACCAAAGTCGTTTTGCGATTTCCCAATCGAACGGCAAACCGTTTTTCGCGAACGTCGCTATGGTCCCTGTCGCGCCAGAAAAGTTTTTGATTTCCGGAAAGAGCGCCCGAAGTCCAGCAACCGAGTAAACGGCTCCCGCGCCATTGCAGCCAACCATCGAAGTGTTGTCTTTGACGCCTCGTTGCGCTCGACAGGCAATCGGCTTATTGCGTTCCTTCGGAGCACGGCTGGTAAGATTCGGATTCCACTTAGCCAGCAACTCCTTCGTTCGTTGCGCTGTCTCCGCGTCAGATCGATACGGATTATCCACCATCATCGTTCCGCCAACGACGAGTTCGACCGGCCTTTCGTCCTGGGCGTCGAGGAATTCAGCGACGAGAAATTCGTCCCACTTGACCGAACCATCCGGGCCTCTGTTCCTAAACCTGCAATCCATCTCGGCATACAAGAAATGGGAGAAGCCGTTTTTCCATGCGATGCAAAAGGCCAGATAGAAAGCAATGTTGGCGAATCCGTGAACCTTCTCCTTCAAGTCAGGGAAGTATTCCTCGATCGATTTTTTGCCTTCCAAATCCAGTCGCACCGTCGGCTTCCCATACTCACCAAAATCCGGGCAATCGCTGAACGTGATGAGGTCATGGGCCGGCGGATTGCGCTTCAGGTTTTCGAGGAACGCCAGCGTATGGAATTTTTCGCTGGGCTTCGGCAGGTATGCGATGACGCACAACTTGATAGGATTGGTGGACAGGGCAGGACTCGAACCTGCAATTGATTGCGACCCCTTTTCAACCGCCGTATCGCATTGGGAGCGACCCGTTTCGTTTCCGGCGATTGCGGAAGGGGTGCCCTCCCGCTTTTCTAGGGCTGCGTCTCCATTCCGCCACCCGCCCACTAAAGAAGCGTCCGCGCCTGTCAGTGCCTCAGGGGAATCAACCTGAGGTGGAGTCGAATTGCTGACTTTTCCATCGTCGGCTAGAACACGTGGAGCCTCGGATGGGGACGCGGACGAAAGCAGTAAAGCATCGATTTTATCGAACAAAATCTCACGGGCCTGGCCTTTTTGCGGTGGCGCCAGGATTCCATCCCGCTCCAGCTTGGCCATGATTTGCGCCGCTCGCCCGTAACTTAACTTGAGCCGCTGCTGAAGATGTTTGACGCTCGCCTTCTTATCCGCCGCTATGACGGCCAGCGACTTTTGATAATCGGTTTCGAGATCGTCTTGAAGTATTTCAGGCATGTTTCTTTTGTTTCTTTTTTTCGAAGTATCTTTTTGACTGCTTCTCCGCCACGCACTTCTTGCAAATCCTCCACCCCTTCAACGCAGAGCATCTGATGAGATTTTCCCCTTCGAGTAGATGTCCTCGCTTGCAGTGTGTTTTAGCGTTGTTCTTAGCGACCGGCCCAATTCCGCGAAGTACATTTTCCCTCTGAGTTACCGGCTCAAGATGGTCTGGATTTACGCAAGCTCTGTTTCTGCACAAGTGATCAAGAACGAGCCCGTCTAAGAAAATTCCTGTTTTTAGAAAATACGAAACCCTGTGAGCCAGCATCCATTTCCCTTTAAACCAAAAATATCCGTAGCCGTTAATCGCCGGCTTTATCCAGGTCCAACATTCACCTTTCCTTTCGACTTTCGACCAAAATCTCCACAGAAACTTTCCGTCTTTACTTTCTGGCGGTGCTATTGGCTTGATTGGCTCCATGCGTAAATTTCCGTAAATCGTATACTACGGAAACTCCGAAGCAAGAGAAAATCGAAACTTTCTTCTGCTGGAAAATCCAACGCGTGGCCGAATGCCTACTTACTTGCTCTCAGCCTTCAGAAGCCGCGCGAACATCTCATTGAAATCCACGTCGCCAGCGCTCTTTCGAACATCTTCCGCCATTTTCCAGTAAGACTTATGAAGCATCACTGGCCTTGTCTCGTATTCAGATTGAGCCATGGCCTGCGAGATTTGCCCAATATCGAACTCTCGGCCACCAGATGAGTTCACCAGCGAATAATCGAGCGATTCCTTCGGCATCTTATAGTATTCCGCGATGATTTCCCGATTTTTCCCGCGCGGAAAATTCGCCCCGCGCTCCCAACTGTTCAGTGTCGTGAGTGGTATTCCGGTGTCTTTCGACACCTGTGCGAGCGTTAATTCCCGCGATTTTCTGGCATGTTTGAGGATTATATTGATTTCAGGCATAGGCTTAAAAAATTTTCTTCAAAAAGGTGTTGACGTAAATCCGTAAATTACGGAAAGTCCGTTTAACGATATGCGAAAGCTCACCCCTGCTGAGGAACGAAAGAACCCAAACATCACAGTCAACCTTGCGCTGGAAACGCACCGACGCGCGTCCGTTGTCGCCGCACACAAAGGCGAATCTATCGGGCCGTATTGTGATCGTGCTGTGCTCACGCAAGTCGCAAAGGATGAGAAGGACATGCTCAAAGAGATGAGCAAACCGTCATCCAAGTAATTTACGATACATCGTTTCGTATATTACGCAAGTCATTTCTTTTTGGTCCGTAAGCCGTAGTCACTTTCGAAAACATGAAAAACAGTAAAACTCCACCTGCGGAAATTGCTCCGTCGAATTCGTTCGCGAAAACCCTTTGCGAACTTCGGCGTGGCGCGCTGGTCGCGGAAGCGAGCCAGACATTGGCCGACCTTGTGAAGCAAGTTCGGAAAACCGGCAAGAAAGGGAAACTCAAAATTGAGATGACGCTTCGGCCTAGCGCTGACGCCATCGAAATCACGGCTGTTTGTGAGCCGAAGGTTCCCAAACTCGATCCGAAGGCGACGACAATGTTCGACACCGAGGATGGCGGGCTCCAGCGCGATGATCCAAAGCAGACGGAAATGTTCGCCGTCGTTGATGGCGCTGAAGCGCAGAACGAACAACCGATGCAACGCGCGGTGAACCAATAAAGGAACTATGGACGAAACATTTGTTGAGAAGTTCGAAGATTTGGTTCTGCGCGCGAAGTCGAGTGATGAAATTCAACGCCACCCGTACGTCATCGTTAAGCACGACAACCGCGTGGAGGACCTGGAAAAGTTCCTGCCGAATCCGCTGCGCACCAAGCGCGCCATGAAGCTGCTCGCCTTGGCGTCGTTCATCGAATACGTGAACCACTTCAAGCGCGCTGGCACGGAGATCCATGTTCGCCGCGGCGGCAGCGCATTGGCGTTGATTGACGCCCCAACGCCGGACGAACCGCGTTGGGCTGAACACAGCGCCGAGTTCATCGTCACCTATTCCGACCGCTGGAAAACCTGGGATGATCGAAACAAGCAGAACATGAATCAGCGGCAGTTCGCGGAGTTCGTCGAGGACAATACGGCTGATTTCGTGGCCCCATCCGGCGGCGAAATGCTGGACATCGCGCGGACGCTTCACGCCGAACAAAGCTCAAACTTCAAGAGCGGCATTCGACTGGAGAATGGCGACGTTTCACTGGCCTACGAGAAAACGACCGTCGGCAAGGCCGGTCAACGTGGCGACCTTGAAATCCCGTCAGTGTTCCAGATTCAAGTTCCGATCCTCGAAGGCGAACCTGCGCGCCTGGTGGATATTCGGCTCCGTTACGATCTGGTCGAAGGAAAGTTGACGTTCAATTTCGAGATCATTCGCCGCACGGCGCTGCTCGAAGATGTTCGTCGCTCCATTTGGGCCACGATCGCCAACGAAGTTAAACTCACTCCGTTTTTGGTCGCAGGATAAAGCGAAACAGGTGGGGACCTATGAGCGAGGCGATGCACGCGGAAGAACTGAAAACGACTTTGACGGCCGATCCCATTTCGACCGCCGAAGCGTTGAAGTTACTGACCCGACTCGCCTCGCTTTTCAAAGGCGCCGGCCTAGTGGAAGCGCAATTGGATGCCACGCTGACATCGAAACAGGCTGCCGAATGGCTTCAGTGCAGTGTTAAGACGCTGAATACCCTCGCGAGAAAGAACAAAATTCCGGCCATCGAATTCGGAAATGAATTTCGTTTTCACCCAAGAACACTGATTGAAGCCGGCCACGAACGTTACTTCCGCGCGCATCCAAAGAAATGATGACAATTTTCCAAGTTAGCGATTACCGCAACGTTCTGTCGGGCTTGGACAGCCGAGAGGTTGAAACACGAGTAGAACCAGCATCAATTTCAAAATCGAAACTATATGAATGATCAACCCGAGACAATTGACGCCGAACTTATGCCCGCTTCCCCATCAGCAGTGGAGGCTATGGAGCGCGCACAGATAGATGTGCAGATTGCGACTGCGCGCAAATACCCTCGCAGTATCGCCCAGGTCAAAAAGGAGATGCTTACAATGGCAACCCTTGATGTGGAAACAGCGGAGGCGTGCTTTTACAGTTTACCTCGCGGGAAAAACGACGATGGCTCCAAGAAATTCATCAAAGGTCCTTCTATCCGACTCGCTGAAATAGCCTTGTCGTGCTACGGCAATTTACGCGCGGCCAGCCGTATCGTCGGAACCAACATCACGGATGACCCACACGTAATCATCCAGGCGGTATGCCACGATCTTGAGAAGAATTCCGCGATCAGCATTGAGAAGCGCCGGACTGTCACAAAAAAGAAGTTCAAAGAACGCCCCGATTCCGATGACATCAATCTCGCGACCAATGCCTGCTCTGCCATCGCCCTGCGCGATGCCATATTTAAAGTAGTGCCTGGTGTCCTTGTGAAGCCGGTTTACGAGGCAGCGAAGCGTGTCGCTATCGGTGACGCCAAAACCTTGAACGAGCGCCGCGACAAAGCCATCGAAGTTTTCACTAAAATGGGCGTGACGTTGGATCGGATCTTGTTCGCGCTTGATCGGAAGGGCATTGAGGAAATCGACCTCGAAGATTTGGAAACTCTCACCGGACTTCGGTCTGCGATTAAGGATGGGCAAACTACTATCGAATCCGCCTTCCCGTTGCCTCAAAAGGAAGCGAAGGCCGGAATCTTCGGCGCCGACAAGTCCAAGACCGAAACTCCACCGCCGGCTGAAACGAAACCTGCGGCGGAACCACCGAAAGAACCCGCAGCCAAAACGGAAAAGAAGGCCGAGCCCGCGACCCCACCGGCCAATGCGCTGGCGAACGATAAAACCCGCCTCTCGGAGTGGTTGGTTCAAAACAATCTCGGATGGGGGCAGATTCAAGCCGCCGTTGCGCGCGAATTTGGTACGTGGGCTGAAAGCGCCGCCGATGTTACCGACCTGACGATGCAGCAGGCCAAGGTGATTCTCGGTGCCAAGGAGGAAATTCTGAAAGCGGTTCAACCGTAAAATCAAAAATCAACCCCATAGATCATGAGCAAAATAATTAGGCTTCACTCGCAGAACGTTAAACGTCTTTCTGCGGTTGAAATCACACCGGATGGAAACGTCGTCGTCATTGGCGGAAGGAATGGCCAAGGGAAGTCGTCGGTCCTCGACTCGATAATGTATGGGCTTGGCGGAGGTTCAACTCTTCCACAGAAGCCCGTGCGCGACGGTCAGCCGAACGCGGAGGTTGTGATCGACCTTGGCGAGTTGATCGTGAAGAGAACGTTCACCGCTGCTGGCGGAACCAACCTCGTCGTCACAAATAAGGAAGGAGCTAAGTTTCCGAGCCCGCAGTCTATTCTTGATAAGCTTGTCGGAACACTCAGCTTCGACCCTTTGGAATTCGCCCGCCGCGCTGACACCCAGGCGGAAACGCTTCGCAGATTGGTCGGCCTCGACTTTTCGAAACAGGATACCGAATACAAGTCGCTTTACGACGAACGAACAGCAGTAAATCGGGAAGCGAAAGCTCTCAAGATCGCCCTCGATGCGAACCCGAAATTCGACGGCGTTCCTGACGAGGAAGTTTCTACGGCTGATATCCTTAAGGAGCAGCAAGCAGCATCGGAGAAGAATGCGCTGAACGCCCGACGGCGAGCCCGCCTTGAACAATCAAAAATCGACGCTGCGAATAGTGAACGCGGACTCGCAACATTTGACTCACAAATTTCGGACAAACGCGCACAAATCGAAGAACTCGTCCAGGCCATCAAAGAACTGGAAACCCAGCGGGCCGTCGCAGTCGAGGATATTGACGAGCAAAAGAAATTAATCGCTGTAACGGAAGCAGAGGTTGCTGCTTTGGTGGATATCGACCTCGCGCCGTTCGTAACCAAAGCCAACACGGCTGCCGAAACAAACCAGAAGGTCCGCAAGAATAAAGAGAGAGCCACAACCGCTCAGAAGCACGCTGAAAAACAAAAGAAGGCGGACGATCTGACCGCACGCCTCGAAGCCATTGAAGCTGAAAAAACGAAGGCGATATCCGACGCGAAGTATCCGATTCCCGGACTCAGTTTCGACGCGAGCGGAAACGTTGTTTTCAATGGCATTCCATTTTCTCAGGCAAGTTCCGCTGACCAGACAAAAGTATCGATCGCCATTGGGCTCGCATTGAATCCGAAATTGCGCGTGCTCCTTATTCGGGACGGCTCGCTTCTCGACGAGGAAAGCTTGGCCATGGTTGCCGACATCGCAGCCAAGAACGACGCGCAGGTATGGATGGAGCGCGTTTCAACCGGCGGAGAGGTTTCCGTAGTCATTGAAGATGGGATGGTGGCGAAATAACATGAGCGACCCACGTCAAGGAAAAATGAGCGCGAGTGCCGTGGAGCAGGCATATCTCTGCCCTGGATCGCGCAATGCTCAGGAGGGACTTCCAGAACTCGACGCCGCCGAGGACGTGAAGGAATCTGGGATACGAATCCACGCGGCCTTGGCGGGTGACACTGAGGCGCTACTCGAACTGTCTAGCGAAGAACAATCCACCTACGAGCACATGAGCCGCAAGGCGCATCAACTCGTGGAGCGGCATGGGTTTGATACGAACAACTTCATCGCCGAAGAGCGAATCTGGTTTAACGACGACTTCTCCGGCCAGCCTGACCGCGTTTATTTGAAGGACGGAAAAGCGCTGTGCATCGATTTCAAATCCGGGTTTCTGCCGGTCACGACAGCGCCAGAGAATCCGCAGTTGGCGACGTTGGCAATCCTCGTGATTCACAAATACGGGGTTGCTGAGGTAACGGTCGCGATTATCCCGCGCTTCGGGGCCATCAAAGAGACGGCGACCTACACGCTGGAAACCGCTGGCGCTGCGCTGCTGAAGATTCAGGAGATCATCGCTGCGGCCGAGATACCGGATGCGCCGCGGGTTCCCGGTGAACGCCAATGCAAGTATTGCCGCGCGCGCCTCCGTTGTCCTGAACGCTTGAATCTAAATTTGGCTGTATCGAGAACAGATACGTCAACAATTCCAGCACTAACCGGCGCTGAACTTTCAGTCCATCTTGGGCTCATTCCACGCATCGAAGCGATCGTGAACGATTTGCGCGCTGAAGCCAAAAGGCGTCTAAAAGCCAACGAGGACGTGCCTGGTTATTTTCTGAAGGACGGCACACCACGTGAAACCATCGTCGAATTGCCGGAGGTATTTGAACGCGTGAAAGCTCTGGGCGTGACGCTCAAAGATTTCCAGCAGGAATGCGGCATCACGAAGGGCGAGGCGAAGAAGGAAACGAAGAAGCACGGCGAGGAAGCGCGTGGGCTCAAAGGGCTGATCTGGAAAGCGACGGGGCTTTACGGCAAGGCGCTGGACGAAATGATGGATCAGATTTTAGACGGGTGCGTCGAGGTCGGCGAGAAACCGGAACCACAGTTGAAACGAAAAGAATAAATGAAACCCTCCCGAAATCGCGTCTCCCTGCTTGGTGTCCTCACGCAAGCGCCAGTTAGTAAACCTGTCGGCCAGACGACGCTGACGACGATCTCGATCGAGACTCAGCGCTCCTACAATTACAAAGGCCAGGACAAAGAAGAGATCGCCATTGTCGAAGTCGATTTCTTCGGAAAAACCGCGGAAGCCATTTCGCAATACTGCCGAGCCGGTTCGCTCGTTGACGTGGATGCTCGACTGAAACTCGATTCGTGGGAGTCCAACGGAAAGACCTACACGAAACTGAAATGCGTTGGCGACTCGATTCAGTTTCTCGATCGACAATCCGCCTCTTCGGAACGGCCAAGTTCGCCGCGACCACCGACTGCCGGCGTGCCGACAGGTAGATCAACTCCCGCGCGACCAACTCCACCACCGCCGTCGGATGACACACCACCTGACGCCGAAGATGACGTTCCATTTTAAGCCATGAACACCATCAAAAACATTCTCGCGATTCTCTGCCTGGTGATCCTTGCACTACCGGTCGTGGCTTTCGCTTGGTTCGTCCTATTGAAATTTTTACACCGATGACTCGTGAATCCATCCTCGCCAAATTCCCAAACGCCAGTGAGTCGTTTATCCAGCGAAACCTCGGAGCCGCTGGTTCTTCACATCCGCAACCTGGGCCGAGTCCCGTCGAAGAAAAACGACAAGAAGATCGGCATGAGGAAAAACGGCCAGCGATACATCCTCCAAAACGACGACACAAAGGCGTGGCTAAACGCGGCAATTCGATCTTTGGAGTCGCAGTTGCACTCCGCGTATCGGACGGCCGTAGCGATGGGGATAACGGATACACCACAATCTTGGATTGCCTCATTGCTGCCCGCAAACGATTCCTCGAAGCACATCAAAAGGGGGAGTTTTGAAATCATCGACGTGCCAGAAGGCCAGGAAGGCGCCGTGATAACGATCACCAATCTCGACAATGAAACCAACGGCGTTGAATCCGCCCAAATCTTCGGCGCCGCCTACGAACAGTGCGTCAGGGAGGAGCGGGGTGAATGAGTTACACCTATTTGCAGGATGCGGCGGTGGAATCCTCGGCGGAATGCTTCTCGGGCATCGAACTGTTTGTGCGGTCGAAATTGAACCTTACTGCCGCCAAATCCTCCTCCAACGCCAGCGAGACGGAATCCTGCCATGGTTCCCGATTTGGGACGACGTTCGAACCTTTGACGGAAAGCCATGGCGCGGCGTTGATATCGTTTGCGGCGGATTTCCATGCCAGGATATCAGCCCGGCTGGATGCCGTGTCGGAATCGAAGGTGAACGTTCAGGATTGTGGGGAGAGTTCGCGCGGATCATTCGCGAAGTTCGACCACGATTCGCGTTCATTGAAAACTCGTCAGACCTTGCTATTCGAGGACTCAACCGAGTCCTTGCTGACATTGCCGGAATGGGGATGGATGCGCGATGGGGAGTGTTTTCAGCATGTTCCGTTGGTGCTCCACATGTGCGACGACGATTGTTCGTCTTGGCCTACCCCGCGGGCGAGCGACCGGGACAATTGCGGCGGTTCCAACGCCAGGAAGAAAGCCTTACGCCGTGGAACGTATGTGGGTCGAAAGCAGAACCCACAGTTGAGCGAATGGTTGATGGGGTGGCCAATCGACTGGACCGCCTTACGGCATCAGGAAATGGACAAGTTCCAATCGTGGCTGCAACTGCATTCAGAATTCTTTCAGGCACCCAACCCCAAAACCCATGACCAGAAGTTTCCGTAAACCGAATTTGACGGAAAAACCTTGCGTAAAAAACAATAAACTCTCACCGTGGGGTCGGCATCTCACGCTGCCATGATAAATGACACCGGATAGCAAAGCCGCCTTTCAAGGCGCCGAATTGGGTAAATTTCAGGCCGTCAGGCCGGTTGTCAGCCCGCGTGAGGTTCGGCGCTTTGAAGGGCGATTTGTTTCATTGAAATGAAAATATGCTTCAAATGTGGTGCCGAAAAATCGCTCGACGAATTTTACCCTCACCCTCTAATGAGAGACGGTCACCTTAATAAGTGCAAGGAATGCAGTAAGAAAGATTCTAAACTTTGGAGGAAAATGAACGCGCCAGAACCGCGTGATGGTCGAGTTAGTTGTCGATTAAAACCTACTCCCGTAAAACATTGTCTTTTTTGTGGTTCTTTGCTTGTTCGAAAAACTAATTCAGATGGTTCAATCGAGTCCCCATCTGCTTTACTCAGAAGAAAATATTGCGGGCTTTCATGTAGGGGGATGGATAACCGTGTTCCAGATCATTTAAAATCAAAAGTCGGTCATTTACAGAGGAAGGAATACTCCAGAAATTACTATTTACACAATAAGCACAAATTCAAAGCTCGCAGCCTAGCCCGCAAAGCGGCGAAGTCAGGGATTATTCCAATCCTTTCAAATTGCGAAAAATGCTCCTCTTCCAATCCTCTTCAAATGCACCACCCGGATTACACAAAACCACTTTATGTAATTTGGCTTTGCAGTCAATGCCACGGGAAGATGCACCGCAAGTACGCTTGAAATTTCCCTACCTCCAATTCTTCCCGAAAGATCATCTTGGCGATGAGAAGCTCTCGCGCTGTTGTCACGCTACTCGATCGATCTGGCTGGAGTTTGTGTTCGCGATGCACCTTGACGACCGATGTGGTTTAATCTCCGGCTCCCGACCCGTTTTGGCTCGGACCGGACGTTGCACATTGGAAGAACTGAGCCTTGCCATCACTGAACTCGACCAGACCGGAGCAGCGGATGTAACGGAGCGTGATGGTGTTGTAACGCTAATAAATCGCCGGATGCGTAACGAGTGGAAGAAGCGTAACCAGACTCGTTTACGTGTTCAAAAAGCGCGTTTAAACAATGCTGTAACGCACCCTGTAACGCTCTCTCCACCTTCTGGTAATGGAGATGGAGTTTCTTTGAAGGGTGGGGGTGCAGGGGGTAGGGATTTCGATGTTGAGCCTCCGCCTGGGTTTCCGACGTTGGAGCAAGCTAAAAACCCGCTTACTGCAATTGTTTACTGCACGGTCGGAAAGCCGGCAAGGGTGGCAACCGTTGAGTTTTTGGACAGCCTTTGGAACGAGACCGTCGGGCGGAATTATCGCGATCGGCAAGGCCAACCTGTCGGTAAATGGCACAACTACGCCAGTGGGGCCTGGTCGAAGAAATGCCAGTGGGAGGACCGCAATCCCGGCAAGGCGTGGCCTGAGTCGAATGGATCGAAACCCATGTCAACCTTCGACATCTCAAAGATCATCGAGGCGAAGGAGAAAAGGGTTAAAGAACTCGAAAATCGCCATTCATCCGAGTCTCCAACCGGCCGGGACTGGCACAACCGGGAAAAGCGCGAAGAGTGGGCAGCTTTAAAAAGAGACATCAAAAACCTCAACACTCAACTCTCTGACAAATGGAAATCCAATGATGGACCCCGACCAAATGCTTGAGCAACCCCGCCGGCGCCGCCGCGATTCATCCCCGCTACCAATGCCTCAGGTTGCGGACAGATTGCCACCGCACAGCATCGAAGCCGAGCAGGGCGTCCTTGGGTCCATTCTGCTCGAACCTAAGACCTGCATGCCGCTGGCGATCGACAAACTGCGCCGCGGCAGCGAGATGTTTTACGACATGCGCCACCAGGCGCTTTTCGACGTGCTGGCAGAGATGCAGGATAAAGGCGAGTTGATCGACCCCATCGGCGTCGGTCAATACCTGAAGGATCGCAACCAACTGGAAGCCTTAGGCGGCATGCCTTACATCGCCGGGCTGATGAACTGCGTCCCGTCGGCTGCCAACCTCGAGTACTACGCCGACATCCTGCGCGAGAAGTTCCTGCTTCGGAAGGTCATCCAGACCTGCACGCAAGCCGTGGGGCAGGTTTACGAGCACCAAGGCGACGTGGAAGCTCTCTTGGACGAAGTAGAGCGGAATATTCTGGAGATCAGCCAGGACCGCATCGTTTCAGTGGATAAATCGATCAAGGCTATAACGCACGAGGCTATCAACGAGATTGAGCAATATCACCAAAATGCCGGCGCGCTGATGGGAGTCGGAACTGGATTTCCAGACTTCGATAAAATGACCGGCGGCTTGAAGGGCGGAGAGATGATCGTCATCGCTGGTAGGCCGTCGATGGGCAAGACCGCCCTGGCCATGAACATCGCCGAACACGTGGCCATCGAAGAAAAAAAGCCTGTTGGAATCTTCAGCCTCGAAATGTCCAGCAAGTCCCTGATCGTTCGGACGATCTGTTCGCGCGCCAGAGTCAACCTTCGGAACGTCCGCGATGGATTTTTGGCTGAACGCGACTTTCCAAGACTCACCGGGGCCTCCGGAAAAATAGCAAACGCCCCAATCTATCTCGATGAAACCGCCGGCCTGTCCATCATGCAACTGCGCGCGAAGGCCCGGCGAATGTATCAGCAGCATGGCATCAAACTGTTCGTCATTGATTACCTGCAACTCTTGAACGGAGGAACGGGAAAAAAGTTCGACAATCGCCAGCAGGAAATCTCGATCATATCCAACGGCATTAAGGCGCTGGCTAAAGAACTCGACGTGCCGGTGATCGTCCTCGCCCAACTCAACCGGGAACTCGAAAAAGACAAAAACCGGAAGCCACGCCTTTCAGACCTTCGCGAGTCCGGCGCCATCGAGCAGGATGCGGATCTCGTCGGCTTGCTCTACAAAGCGCAGCGCGAAGAGGACGAAGATGCCGCCGATGAGCCGCAGGAGATCGAAGCCGTGCCGATCAACCTCTTGATCGCCAAACAGCGCAATGGTCCAACCGGCGACGTGAATCTCACGTTCCTGAAATCGTTCACACGCTACGAGAGCGCCAGCAAAGTTTCGAATGTTCCATACGAATCGAACGCCCGCACGCCGTACGGAGATTAACCATGTCCATCGAACCCAAAACCGTTGACCGGATCATAGCGAATCTCCAGCGCGAAGTTCGACGCCTGGAGCGGTTTGAAGCGTGGGTTCGAAGTCACGCGAGACATGCGCTTTTTTGTCCGCGGCGCAAAGGTGGCGAATGCACATGCGGTTTGTCGGCGCTGGATAAACGATTTCAATGACACTTTCCCTCCCAAACGTTTGGCGGAACGCATGGTTCCAAGACCTCAACTGTAAATGCGTCCCGGTCCCAGCCTGGTCGGCTCGGCGGGGGAATTAATTTATGATCACAATCGTTGATTCCAGAAAGCCAACCCACTCGCGTTTTGTGGATTTAACAGGCAAGCGCTTCTCAAGGTTACTGGTCGTTTCCTTTCATGGTTTAGATCAAAAACGGGACGCTATATGGATGTGTCGATGCGACTGCGGATCAGAAAAGTTACTTAAAGGATACCGCCTGAATTTTGGACATTTTAAATCCTGTGGGTGTCTGAGACGAAAAAAGACAAAAAACATTCCAGTCGAAACGACGAAGTTTGTATTCACTGATTACATCGGGAAAAGATACGGTCGTTTGACGATTTTATCTTTTCGATCTCCCATAAATCAACGCTATCCCTCGTGCATTTGTAAATGTGATTGCGGCGCAGAAGTGAGTAAGTCTTTTAGAAAACTTGAAAATGGGGTCGGAAAATCGTGCGGCTGCTCAAGAATCAAACGCGGTCGAAGCAAACAATCTCCAGCCTATGTTAGCTGGAGTCACATGAAAACGCGGTGCTTAAATCCCAAATACGAATTTTTTAAAGACTATGGCGGGCGCGGAATCGCTATCTGTGATAGGTGGAAAAATTCTTTCGACAATTTCCTTCAGGACATGGGTGAGCGTCCTCCTGGGTATTCAATCGAAAGAGTTGATGTGAATGGCAACTACGAGCCTTCAAATTGCAAATGGATACCGGTGCGTGATCAACCAAAAAATCGGCGACCATTTCAACGAAGGAAATCACAATGAGCAACCAACCCCTACTCCTCGAAGTGCCGCGAGATCATCCGCCGCGGCCAAGCGATAAATCTCAACTCAAGGTATTCAAGCAAAAGCACGGCATCTGGACGCACAATTGCCCAGGAGAATCGACGCGCGCGTTTCCGAAATGGATGGCGATGTTACTGCCGTTTGATGGCGACGGCAAAGAACGTTATTCCGACCACCGTTCCTACTGCAAAAGCGATGACCCATTTGAAATCATCGCCGGCTATTGCCGCATCATGGAAGAGTCAGAACGCTGCATGTGGGGCCACACCGAAAAGGATGCCGTCAAAAATCTCTGCGAAGCCAACAGTATTCCGTTCGAACTACCAAACGATTATCGGACGCCCAACCAGCATCAGTAACGCATTAACCGCCACCAGGACGACCAGCAGCACGAGAATCACTTTGGCGATCTTCGCAAAGGGCTCAGGAAGTCCAACCTTGGAGAGCCCCCATTCGAGAATCCAGTAAATCAAACCGGCCACCACCAACCAGATGATGACCGTTAGTAACGATGCTCCAGTTATTGCGGCGATCATAATTATCGCCCGCTTAACTCCCAATGACTGCCGGTGAATTCGCCCCCGAGTTGTTTCCTGAGCGATTCGTATTCGGCGCGCACCTTGGCTTCATCTTCAGCCGATAACTGCCCGCCGTTGATGGCGTCACGAATTGTCGGCATAGCCTGCTTTACGAGCGCCATCGCTGCTGAGGCGAGGGTTATAACGGTGATCGGATCCATATCGTTCCTTTCGAGATTTGAGATTATTTCTTCACTGGCAAATTGCTCGGCGGCGCCGGCGCAATCGACTTGTTGGCCTGCATGTATTTCAACGATTCAGCCAGCGCCGTGTCGATCAACGACAGTGTGAGTTGCAGCTTGTCCCGATTTTCCTTTGTCGGGCTGGAAGCATAGGCGTCACGCATGGCGCTCGCGCTATCGATCCATTTCTTGGCGTTCAAACGAACAGTGTCGGCCGCTCGGCTGACATCCACCGGCAGCGCCGCCCGATAGGTTTCCTCCCACTTCAAAAACGCGTCGAAGGATTTGTAGGCCGTGGTAATCGTTTTTTCGGCGGAGTAAAGGGTTTTGTCTCCCTGGTAAACGCCGTCAGCCGACAGTGTTGTTTTCGAACACGCCACCGGTCCGATGGGACTGAGCATGCCGATGGTGAGCGCTACAAGGGCGATGATTTGGGTGAATTTTTTCATACTTATCCGTATTCCGTAATTACGGTAACGTTCACCCATCGGACCGTCAATCGTGGATTGGACTATGAAGTCTTAGGCTTCGTCGGCCCGGTGTTTTGTCCAAAATAGTTGGAAGCGACGTTGCCGATCAGCGTAAGGAACCCGCCGAGAATCATCGCCGACACTTGAGGATCGATCTCGTCCTTCGATTTGTGAACTACCACACCAGCGATATAAACGACACCGAGCATTCCAATGAAGGCGATCCAAAACCGCCCGCTCATCCCCATCAGTTCACCAGGATGGCGATGTCGTCGTCCGTTGGCCGGCGTGATCTCAGTCTCCACCGACTCGATCTTCGTCTCAGTTTTTGTTGTCTGAACTCCCGGCGGCGTTGGCGTCGGAGTCTCCGATTCATTCTTGGAGAGGTGAATTGTTTCATCCATTGAGAGTGCTCGAACTTTCCATGGGGTTTTGGTTTTTCACTTGCTTCAACAAATCCGCAATCATCCGCCGCTGATGCCCATTGCCTTTACTGAGATGCCGCAGGCGCGTCCGATGATACCTTAGTCGCTTGATCACTGCATCCACCTCCGCCAGGTTCACGCCACACCCGCGCGCGAACGCATCGGCCATTCCAATCGGAGTTCCACGCCACGTTCGGCGTCGGCTTAATTCCGCCACCGCTGATTTCGACAGCCCGGCATCCGCGGCGATGTCCCGCGTGCTTTTCGGCGCCCAACCCCCGCCGGTGACGTTTCGACGCGCCAGCAGCCGGCACAAACAAGGCGGCAGGCGATCGATGCGAGCAAGTAGCGAATCAAACTTCATGCGATTTCCGCGGCCGCTTTTGAATGGAGTCAATTGCAGAGCACAGCGCGGCGTTGTATTTCGCGTCTTTACTGGAGTCGCGATCTTCGCTGCGGATCTGATCCACCACGTCCTGCAATTGCTTTTGCAATTTCTTCACAGACCCCCCTTGATCAGAAGCGAGCCAATTGCAGTTAGCGCGCCACCCACGAGCAGTGGGATCATCCATCGTAAAATGCGCCATACGATTGTTTGTTCCTCTGTTTCGCTTTTCAATTTTGCCAGGTCAATTTTTCGACGCGCCACCTCGGCGTCAACCTGACGAATAGAATCATCCTGTTTCTGCACCGCAGATATCAGCCAATCAATCCACTGACGTTGTATGCTCATAAGACCTAGTAGCTTCTGGTCTGCTTCTTTGAACTTTACAAGGTCCTCCTCGCTAAATTGTGCCTCGAAAACGTCATCAGGCGGGACCTGAAGGCGGCTCGTGACCATCGCTTGCGCGATCTCTGGATCAAGCGGGTTGGCTGGTTCCGGGATTCGATATGACCTTCGCATGGGCGAATATTATCCTTCGCGAATGATGATCCAGTCGTTGTTTCCGATGTACTCGAGTTCGACGTATTTCCCATCGGCCGACAAGCTGTAGGAGGAAGCTCCAGATGGCCGGATGCGATCCGTGGCGTTCACGAAATCAACTGTTCCTGTTCCAACTCCGCCGATGTTCAACTTCACAAAACATTTCCAACCTTCCGGCAGCGCCGGTGTCCCAGCGGATGGATTGGGGCAGGAGTATTTTTTCCCGGTCGCTGTAAGGATGCACTTCCAATTCTTTTGTGTTCCGACCACATCGACAGCGGAAACCACGATGTCGGAGATTGGCGGGCCTTGCGTATAGAATCCCCCTTTGGACAACGCCTCAAAACCGGTCGCGAGTTGACCAGTGTTCATAACTTGAACACGAAACTTCGCCTGCTCAGTCGAGTCAGCCGGATTCTCATACATCCAGCCCATCGTACCAACCTGAGTTTGGGAATTGTTTCCAGCATCGTTCGTCAGTTTTGAAACAACCTGAACGCCGTCATTAGCGGAACCGGAGCCACCGCTCCGATACTTTTCCCATACCTGAACCGTCGCGACGTTGGTATTGGCGCTGGTGATTCTCGTCACCTGGGGGCGGCAAAAACGAATCTCCGTGGACATCGTTAGGTCGGTCACAGATGGAGACATCATTGCTTCGATTTGCGAGAACGCCGTGTAGGGAACCTCACTGTTGTTGAGGTAGGTATTTTGCGGCGCCGATACAGGCTGCGACGATCCGTTGACTTGGATGTAATAGTCCGGCACCCCGAGAAACGTATTGCACGCAACCCAGCCGCCATTTACGGAAGCATTTATTCTTACGAAAATCTCCGAAACCGACGTACTCCCTCCGGGGCGATGCCCATTCAATCGGTTTTCTGAGACGACAGGAGAATCCGCTGACGTGATATTAATCACGGCGCCGGGATTGTCCGACCGGATGCCCTCGAAGTAATTCTTCTCGATGCGGACGTTGCTCCCAACCACGTCAATGAAGCTCGTCTTGTTTAAGACGGCATCGATTGTCGCATCGGATTGTTCGAAGGAATTATTTTCAACCGAAAGAGACGCTGCATCCACCGTCTTGAGAAATTGTTCACATTGCCCAGCGCGACACATGCTCCCAATCTCTATGGCGTTTGAAAAGCTTCGGAAATTGATGCAGATAGCCGATCCATCTCCGGTGCCCCCGAGAGCGACACGATTCGAAACACTATCAAATTCGACAGCCTCAAATCGCGACCAGATGCAGGAGCCGAAATTGAAACCGTATTGGTTGAAATTTGAGATCACCACGTCGCGAGCGAGAAGCGTGTTAATCTCGTCAGTGTCTCCGGCGGCGCCGATGGCCGTTGTTCTGACTCCAGCCGAGAACGCATTGCAATTGAGTTGGACGCCTTCAATCGTGAAGTTGTCCCCATCCTCCGGAAGTGTAATTAATCTACCGCTCGAAGTCGGCGCAAACTGCAAACGAGTTTGACGATGCCCTTGTCCTTTAATCGCCGTTTTCGATTTGACCGTGAACCCGGCCACGAAATTGTAATAAGACGAAGCCAATAAAAGCGTCTGCTTGTTTTCAGAGGCGCCCAACGCTGCATCGTAAATCCTTCCGAATGCTGTGTCGTTATTAGTCGAAGCATCACCAACCGCTCCCCACCATTCCGGCAGAATAAAAGTCATTCGAGCGAATGACCCAAAAGCCACTTTGCCGCCGGCGCTGTAATCAAAAATCTCATGCCGCCCGGCCTGCACTTCGCCGTTGATCGTGATCTTCTTCCCGCTCGCTGGCTTTAATTTTGCCCCTGGTCGCATTATCAACACAACCCCAGCGGCAATCGTGTAATCATCCGCAAAAGAATACGTTCCACTTTCAATTACAATGTGAGATCGTGCGGCCACCGCTGACGTAAACGCCGATGAAACATCATCAACTCCAGCGCCACTTGCTCCCCAATCGAGAAAATCCTCCTTGTTTCTCGAAACGCTCCATCCAGTATTGCTCGTGCCGGATTCTTTCCTCCAAAAGACTCGTCCAGTTGATCCATCTCGCTGAATGTAAATGGAACCAGGATTCGCCACCCTCACCCCTTCTGGACTGCTTGTTCCCTCAGAGATACTGACCGCAAGGCTATCTGTTGTTGGATCAGAGAAGAAATGGCGCCCAATCGAGTCGATCCACTTTCGAACAGTTCCACCAAGCTTAATAAAAAACGGCACTGTCCCACCCGAGGACTGCGTAGTCTCAAGTCCTGCTCGTTGGTCAGTTGATGGATTCGCGCCGTCAACGACAGTCATTCTGATTCGCCGATTTCTGGTCCCATCGCGCGTTTCAGCAGAGAGCCCGGCAACCCCACCGCTTGAGGCCGTATCTATCGATTGAACTTGAGGTGTCTCTGATCCGTATGTTGTGGCTGTGGTCGATCCAACCAAAAAAGGCGCCGTAATCCCTTTGATCGTTCCGCCACGAATTTGCTGGTTAAACCTCTCAACTGTAACAAACGTCGTCGCATAATCGCCTTCAACGATGAGCGCATCGCCGGCCTCAAAAAGATTATCACCTGACACCGCCTGCGTTGCGCCCTTCCACCTCAACCCGTACGTCGTCGCCATCCCAACGTTCCCATGCACCAGAACCATATCCGGGTCTGGATAGTTCAACAAATTCTCGGAATTGTACCGCCACGAGACATGCACGCACGCCTCGGTGGCCTCAATGTAGTTGTCCGTGACAACGACACCAACCGACCCGTCGTTCACATGCACACCAATCAGAAACCCGATGAAATCGTTGTCGCTGATTTTAACACCCGAGCAAAGCTCCGATGTTCCACCGAATGTTCTGCATCCCTCCGCGGAAGTGTATGGATCAGACTCGCTCTGTTTGCAGTAATTATTGACGACGTGAACATTATTGCACGCCCACGCCCCAGGATTTCCGACGTCGCAAAATAACCCGACAGCGCCGCCGACAGCGTGATTCCTCGCCACAGTAATATCGGAGCTATTTGCGCTCACGATGGCATACATCGGCCGCGTTGAAGTCGATTCATTCGTCCCATCGTTATCAGCGAAAATCACACCAGGACTCAAAATCTTCATCCACCGCTTGCCGATATTATGGAAATGATTACCGATGACCTTTACGTTGCCTTTCGTGTCCTGACCAAACGACTGATACGCGATGGCATCTGAATCCTCGTTGCGCTCCGAAGCGCCGTCGCCGGATAAAATATTCTTGAACGTGCATCGCGAAATCAAAACTTCTGTCGGTGGATCCTCGCTCCCTTGTTTGGCAATCGAAATACCGCGAACAGTGCCAGGCACGTTCCCGGTGTTATCGCCATCAGGTTCGGCAATCAAATCCTGAACGACCGAATCCAGTACACGTAAGGTTCCACCGCCACCGCAGAAAATTCCACAAACTGTAGCCGATACCGAAACAGAACCGTAGGCATTCGAAATCTTCGACCGCAAGACTTCCACGTCAGCGCCAGCGTTGATGCGCAGGATGCGATTCACTTGATCGTTCCCATGCAAACCTACGTCCTCGAAAACAACGTCGGCGCCAGCTTGCACCGTCCAAAGTCCATTCGTGCTGTCGTACGCTTCGCGCGCCTTGAAAATCGCCTTCCCTTTGCCAGTGCCGCGGATTCGAATTAACCCCGAAACCGTCAATGCCGTGTGCAGATAAATCCCATCCGGCACAGTCAGAACGAAACCCTCTTCCGCCGAGGCGTCCAAAGCCGTTTGGATCAAATCCCCTTGGTCATCTTCCGAATCTGGAGCCACCCCAAAATCTCGAATATCCGCCAAATCAACCCCATCTGGTTGCCAACCGTCTTTTGTTTGTCGCGGCGGAGCTTCATCAGGCCCCATCTTGCTCCATTTAGCGCCCGTGTCCAAATCCAGATACTCATCCCCCACAATCCCCGCCACCACACCCTCCGGACTGCCATGGCCCTTATACTGTTTGTTCGACGCCGCGTAATTCGCATTCGGCGGCGGACCAGAATCCACGATCTTAATCGGCTGCGGCAAAGGAAATTGGGCCATACGAATTCTTCAGTAACCCGGATTTTACGGAAAAACAATGAGAAAAACTCGGCTCGCCTATCCTGAACACCCGACCATTAACCGTCCTTACTATTGTTATATTTTTATATTGCTTTCCGTTTCCGCCCGGTGTATGACAAATCAAAGTCTATGAAAAAAATCCTAACAATACTCTGCGCGCTTTTTGCGCTTTCGGCTCAAACATCAAAGGCGATTGCAACTTTGGATATCACCGTCGATCAGGACAACGCCGGGGTCCATCTCCATGTCGGGGTTATTGATCTCGAACCAGATATTACCAGATCATTCCTATTCATCGATGGATTGGTTTATGCCCACAAGATTGTTGTACCTCTTGTTTTTGAGGCTCAAAACGCCACAGAGGTGGCCCCGTATGATATCTACGGACTAATTCCAGACTTGGGATCAGCGTTTACGCCAGGAACGCATGACGTGAAGTTTGATTACTACCAAGCCACGACCGGCGACTCGATTCAAATATTCGGCTCATTTACCATCGCGACATTTGACGTTAATCTTCCATCCACGATTCCGGGCCTTCCAGTGATACCAGACCCAACGCCGACGCCCAACGAAGTTCCAGACACGAACAGCAGCGCTGCTTTGCTCGCGATTAGCGTTGTGCTTATCGGCGCCGGACGAAAGTTCCGACGCGCGCAGGGATAACGATCGGCTCGGTGACATCGATTAGAAACTCAGTAGATCCGGTGTTTCCGTTAGGGTCTTCAGCCGTGACGGTTATCGTCGATGAGCCTGTTTCTCCTGCGTCGGGTGTCACGGTTATCGTCCGACTTGCTCCGCTTCCACCAAAAGAAATGTCACCCGTTTGTATCAAAGCTGTGTTACTGGACTCGACGCTCAGAGTTAAATCCGCCTCCGCATCGTCGATGTCGCTTAACGTAAACGGGATTGCCGCGGTTGCTTCGTCTTTATAAATCGATTGGTCTGGGATCGTTGAAATCGTTGGCCCGACCAGAGCGTAGGCTCCAATATCCCAATCCCCCACAGATTGCCTTTCGCGACCCAGCACATCGTATCTTGGGAACACCAATGAATAATAATTGTCGCCGAGCCCAGCCGTAGCGGACGTGCCCTGGAAAAGATTTACGGTCGTGTAGCCTGCCGTTACGGCCTGCGCGGAAGTCAGCCACACATTGTTGTCGTCAACCAAAGATTCCACTGGCGCATAGGCGGAAGTAGTGGCCGCTGTTCCGATTGGGTTCCCGGTTGGCGTGTCGGAAATCCAGAGGTTATTTTTACACTCCAAAAGGCTGATGTGATAGGTCTGGTTGCGTTTTAACGCTGCAACCGTGATGCTTCTGGAAATGGTATTATTGTAAATGTAAGCCTTTGTTCCGCTGTTAGCTATTACGATCCCCGATTCGTCAACGTCGATTGGAGACGACACATCGTAAATCAAATTCCCTGAGATGTAGTAGGCCGTGTTGGTGGCTCCGAGGTAGCCAACGTGCAATAACATCGTTTGAAATTCAGTATCAATTCCGTGGATCGTGTTCCCGTATATCCACGCCTTACCGTTGCTCGCGAGCCCGTGGTAAATCACATTCGGATGGTAGGGCGGATCGTACGAGTTCGTGCAATAGCTGAGGTAGTTGAAGGAAATGTTTGTCGCGCCCCCGTTGATACATTCCGTCACTCCAAAAATACGATTGCTCGAAACGACGAGAACTGTTCCGCCGACTCCGCATCCACTGTTTCCAGTCAAACCGACTGGAGGCAGACCCGGCCCGATCACATTTGTGATTACGACAATATTTGATGAGCCGCTTAACCCAACGACGCCACCGAAATCAGAGTCGGTATTGTTCGGCGTAGCTGCGCTAACAGCAGGGAGCCAATCATGAATCCAGCATTCCCTTACTGTCACAAAAGACCCTGCCGCTGAAACCCGAATTCCACCATGCCCGTAGGCGTTGAAACCGGCTGAGTTCGGAACCAGTTGTCGCTTGATCTCAATTCCTGAAATTGTGATGTAATCGCCCGTGACGTAAATCGGTGACGAAATCGACCCAACAAGCTGAATGTGCTCTCCGTCAAAACATGGGATGGCGAAACTTCCTCCGCTATACCATGTGTTTGTCGAACGATAAACATCCGGCGTAGAAGAGTTTCCAGAGTTAGCGATTGTCAGTGGAAGCACCGTCCTTGGCCAAGTGACGCCGCCTTTAAAAATAAAGTGGTCCCCCGCCGCGTGCGAATACGAGCCAGCGAACCCAACCATTCCAGGGGAACGCTTCCAAGCCGTACCGGTGCTTATTCCGTTGTTCGCATCCGAACCGCCGTCCCAATCTATGTAATACGTCCCGGCCGCAACTTTAATAGAGAGCGTAGTGAGCGTTAATATCTGCCAAAATAGTAGCTTCATCGGCGTGGGTTCCTTGGTTAAAGTAAATCAATTCGCTGCTCTTAAACTGGCCAGTGGCGGTCGCTGCCCCAAATCCCAGCGAAGTTACGGAGTTCGATCCTGCATCCTTGGTTGCGTCCTCGGAGTTTGCGTTAAGCCGAAACGCTTCGTTTCCGGACTGGAATGTCGCCCGGACAAGATACCAATTCCCGTTTACGTACGATGAGTAGGTTTGATCTGTTCCAGAATTCAATCCGAACAGCGGCCCGGTGCGCTGTTTCAGGCTGGCGCGTGTCGTTGAACCTCCGTAAATAATCGTGTCAATGTTCACAGTCGATGTGTTTGCCACCACGATATAAAAGCTGACTGGAAGAGCGATCGTCGCTGTGAGGTTCAAAAAATCATCCGACCCATCAAAGACCATGCAAGGCCGCGAGTTGTTGCCAGTTTCAAGAACGCCAGCGGTTACGATCTTTGGTTGGTTTCCGGAGGCGGATGCGATGTCACGACTTGAAGCTGGTCCTTGATTGTAAACGATGGGCAAAAACCCGTCCGTTCCGGAACAGAATGCGAGAAGCCCTGCCGTATCGACAGCAGTTCCAATGAAACCAATGTTAGTCGTCGTGTTGTCGCTAGCACGTCGAACCTGAAATGCTGCCCCAGAATAACCGTTCCGAAGTTTTCTCGAAACTGAGTAAGCAGAGTAGAGGTTAGCGGAATCGACCTTATCGAGCAACAAAGGCGACCCTATAGGCAGATTGGGCCACGGAATCACGCGGGTGGAGCCGTGTATCACTGTCGGTATCAAAACCAGCAAAAATATAAGGAAAAGCTTTTTCATTGGATGCCGTACTCCAGTTCGAGGTTTACATCCCAGACGCCAACATTCGAAGTGTCGCTTGCCCCATTCCGGTTAAGGACAACGAACATCGATTGCCCAGCAGTCAACGCGCCCGCCCATCCGGTAAGGGTCACCCAGCTACTTCGTTCAAGATCGTTCGCGGCTCCAGAAGCATCTCCAGACATGGTGATTGACACCCAATTTCCGGCGCCTCCAAATGACCCGCTCGCTGAATTTGATACGTTTTGAACGCCTAAGTTCCAAGTAGATGGGTCAGTGTCAGTTCCGCTCAACCGAACCGTCAAGCGCGCGCGCAGAGCGACGTTGGTGTTCAAATTGTCTGGGACCGGAACAATTGGATAAACGCCGTAATTCGCATTCGTCGCCGCAGTGCCACTGAACTTGTAGTGCATGAATGTGACGGCTGTGTAATCGTTTGTGTTTGGGACCGCACCGATCCCGTCACTGAATTGAAGTCCAGTGAATAGCATCCTGTCCTTGCGTGGCTCCGGGGAGACGCTCAAATAATTTGTCCCATCTATCCTGTCGAAATAGATTTTGGTTAAACCTTGCGACAAAGGTTGATTTGTAAGCGTCAGTGGAATCACCCCTGAAGGCCAAGTGTAGCTATGTGTGCCGTCAGGGTAGGCGTTTAAAACGATTGTTCGGTTTGTTCCGGTGGAGTTTGCGAACGACAACGTTGTGTCCGCGGCCATTGTGTGCCGGTATTCTCCGCCAGCAGTCCAATCGAGCGTGATCGACGAACCCGATAGAGTAGTGGTTGTAATCTCAGCTTTCGCGAAATTGGTAATTGACCCGACCACTGTCAAGCTGGTTGCGATTCCTTCGTTTTTAGGGAGCAACGAACTTGTGTCCAAAAAGTCGTTCAACCACTCAGTAAATTCTCGGCCTGCAATCTTTGGCCCGTCCCCGAGCACAGGAACAGCAATAGCCAGGCACAAAATAAGTTTTTGAATCAGTCTCATAAATTTAAACGCTCGTTCCCGTCGTCCAGGTCCCGTCCGCCTTTTTCACGTAAAGAACGTCCGTGTCATCATCCAGCCACGTCGTCCCTTCGACCGCATCTTCCGCAGTCGTTCCATCGCTGGCAGTGTTCCCATCCGGCGGACCATTCCCGATAAGTCCAGCGGCTCCGTCGCTGCTACTTGGCGGCAAAGCGCCATCAGCATCCGGATGCACGATTTCAGTCGGAACGTATGGAGCAAGTAGTGCCATGGTGTTTCCTTTCCTTAATTGAGTTTCGTGACGCGCAGGTAACTTCCAGCCCCGATCGCCAACGGCGCCTCTGGAGCCGATGTGTGCTGTCCTGACTTGATTTTGAAATTCCCACCCGCCGCGCCTAAAACGACCCCGTTTAAATGCAAACACCCTTCCGCAGCCAAATCGCCTCCGACCGCGATCTCCTCGGCTAAAGAATTTGCGACCAGGCGACTGGTCAACCCATTTGCGTCCACGGCCCACATATCCACCGAGATGTCGTCCGCCGACACATCCAGCGAAAACGCGGCCCCGTTGGTTTCCACTGTGAACGTGATCAACGCCTCAATGAGATAATCGCCACCAGCCTCCAGCGCTGCGCCGAGGACATCCACTTGTGTGGCGCTCGCGATTTCTTGCGCCTCCCGCTTCAAATAAATTCGCGAGTTCGTTGCGTTTTTATCAAGCCCTGGACCTCTCACTTCTGTTTTCATAAATAGGTTCCTTAAAATTGTTAAAAATCTCATTCCTTCGTGATCGTCAGTGAGTCTAGGACTTCATTGTCCACGCTCTTGAAACTCAAAATCATGCGATCGCAATTCACTTCCCCAATGAGCCGACCGTAGTGCGTGTTGTCCCGGAACTGACTGCCATCTACCGCCGATCCGAAATCTCGAAGCGAATGTCCGCCGGTCCCGACGACGAAATACGGAACGCCACCAACCTCCAACCGTTCGTAATCGTGCGCGTGAGCCGCTATGATGACATCTGGCACTGCCCCCCAATCCTCCCACGGGAATTGCAAATCAGCGTTCGAACCGTGCGTCGAGTCCGACGAATACGGCGCCTTGTGCATCACCACAATTTTCCAGCGCGCTGTCGAAAGCAGCAGTTTCGCCCGCAACCATTCCGCCTGGGCTGAATCAGGATCGATGCCGTCCGTGTCCTCCGTGTTGTAAACAAGGATGTGGCAAGGCCCGATCGTCGCTTCGTAATTCCGGCCATTGTTCCCCACGAAATCCGCAAAGTATTCTGAGAACGTATTGAGGCTCCCATCGATAACGTCGTGATTTCCCGGCACTGGAATCAGTTTATTACCGGTCATGAGCGCGCTGTATTTGACGCCGAAGTCTGCCTCGAAATCGTCGTTGTAAGTCAGGTCCCCGAGCGCAATGAAAACTTCGGGATTATCGGCAATGACGGCTTCAGCCACCGCCGCCGCCGCTTCTGTGTCGTCGCCTAAATCGCCGACCGCGTTGAACAGCACTTCATCCTCATCCGTCGTATTCTCTGTCGGATCCTCATCGTCCTCCGACAAATCATCTGTGCCCGCCGGACGCGGATCGATCGTCCCACCTTCCGACGCGCAAATTTCATCCTGCCGCTGGCGCGTATTCTCCCGGCACCAGTGCATCAAATCTGCCAGCACACGGTCGAACGTCGCTTTGATTTCCCGAGAAATACCAATGTCGCCGTAACTCTGTTCGTGCCGCCATTTGACGTAAAGTTCCACCGCCATCTCGGCATCGTGTCGCCAAATGCGCGGATCAACCCCATCGCCGGCCTGCCATTCTTGCTTCTCGCCGTCCCATTCAACGACCAGCAATTCGTAGGTCTGCAACCACGGCGCCATGTAAAGCTTCCCGCGGTAATGCGCCCAAATCCCCTGACGCGCCCGGCCATGTTCCCAATCGCTGGATTCGCTCTCCGCCCGCACGCCGTAACCCAAATCCGGCAATGGCGGCGTCTCGGCGTCCATCAAATTGCGCGCCCAGCACTCCATCTCCCGGACATTCGACGACCGATAAAAAACGCGATCCCGCCAGCGATCAGTTCCGCCGGCCACGGTGTAAACCCGACGAATCTGCCCATTCGGCATCTGCACGCGCGTCTTGGCCCCATCCCATTCACGGTCCGCGCTTTCGTAAGTTGAAATGTTGTATTCCTTCAGGCACGGCACCCACTTCTGGAGTTCGAGCATCGCCGTCTGAAACATCGCGTCATGCGGCGCCACCAAATTCGCAGGCTCACGCCCAGGCCAGATTCTGCCCCGCAGCTTCGTCGTGAATTGTTGGTAGGTTTGCATTCGCGATTACCGATCGGAAATCCCCGGTCGCCATTGCCCCGGCTGCGTCTGGCCCGGTTCAGGATTGGCCGTCGCCCCTGCGAATTTCATCCCCGGCCGCTTGAAGCTTCGGTTGATCGTCGGCGTCAATTGCCGCTTTGCCCGCTCCCGCTCAGTGTCCGCACGCGCCGCATTTACGCGGTCGGCGGCGAGGCGGATTTGGTTGAACTGGCTGGCTGTGAGCGAGTCCTGCCCCGACTTTGGTTTCGGGCTCGGTGTCTTTTTTTTTTCGCCTTCGTATTCAGCCTGCGTGATCTCGGAAATCCCGCCACGCTGCTTGGCGATCAACATCTCAAAGCCGCGAATCAAATCCGGACGTGTCGCGGGATTCACCGCCAGCAAACCGACTCCTGCCGCCGTCGCCGGAAACGTGAACATCTTCCCGTTCACTTCCACCGGGTTTTTCGGAAGGATTTTTTTGAAATATCTCATGGGGTTATGCGCTGGGGTTTTTAAGAGAATCCGGCTCAGGAACCCCAATGAACCCAAGCCGGATCATTTTCTTAAACCGAGGACTGCCGCCTGTGAGAAGCAGTCCCGGTAAAGATTCGTTCCGACTTAGATCAAGTCGTGGTAGTACGGCGTTTCGTTCTCGGTGTTCACACCGGTCACATCCGGCGTTTCGTTTGCGATGCCCCAAATCCAAAGTTGATCCTGCGGGCATTCGACAACCACAGCGCCAGTGTCGGAATGCAACGTCCGCTCTTCGCTGACGCTTTCCATCACACACGCCCATTCGCGATCGATCTTCGCCAGGTTATCGACTTCTCCGGTCGTGTACTGCTTGCGGTTGGACGCCACTTGCAGCCAGTAAACCGTCCCGTTGGCGCCGAGATCCAACGCCGTCAAAATGCGGGGACCGCCGGCATTAACCCAATCGTCGAACGCGTCGTTCACGATGATGTTGATGGTCAAGCCCGTCGGGAAAACGAAGTCGCTGTAGGAGCGATATTTCATCCCGAACGTGTTCGTCTTGGTCATCTCGTGGTTCAGCGCCAGGGTTTCCTGCGTCTCCTTCTTCCAATACGCGATGACGCCACGATGAATGTTCGCCGCGGTCGTGCTATCGGTGTACCAGTCGATTTCCATCGCCCCGCCCTTCTTAGGGTTGTTCCCGCGACTGCGCATGATGCGATAGTTCTCGTTCAGGAACTCGTAGAAGTTCAGCGGTTGGTTCTGCAAATCGCGCACGCGATTGCAGCGCCGGAGTTGTTCGAGCACACCGATGTTTTCGGCTCGCAACGCAATCAACTTGCCGCCCGTGCCGGGGTCAACCGAGTAACCGCTGGGCGTCCGGATTTCTTCCAATTCCTGCCAGTCGTTGATGTTCTGGTTCGCATCCGACGGCACGCTGAAGAAGAAGTTGTTCACGAACGCTTTCTTGTGATGCAGTTCGTCCTGGGCATTGCGCTCGGCCAGCGGAAGGTCGCCGAATTCCTTGAACGCCTTGTTCGCGCCGGACATGAGCCGCGCGTAAAACTTCAGGTATTCGGAATCGACGCAGCGTGAACGGCGGAACGTCTTGATCCACATCGGCACCAGCTTGCGGCCGTCGTAATTCGGCTCGTTGTGGCACCATTTTTCGAAGTCATTGACGTTATTCGTCGAACGCACCAGCAAACCGGAGGTCGGCGAAGAATCGTAGTTGGATTGGGTGGCGCCGCCGTTCATGTCGCGGAGCAACACATCGACGTAACTGCCGTTGGTCGCCGCAGCGCTGGCCAAAACCTGCCACATGCCGATGCCCACCGTGTCGCTTTCGTTCGTCACGATGAACTGCTGCATGCCGGGATTGAACCAGTTACTCACCAGTTCAATGCCGTTCGAAGATGTCACGCGGACGACGCGATCAGTCGATTCGCCTTCCGCCAAATCGTCGGAGGTCAACGGCCCGGTCGATCCTGCGGAATACGCGTTCTGCTGCCAGCCGTTCGAGACGTTCCAGTAGTCGTCATTGATGATCGAGCTTTGGCGCGCGAGGATGAACGGCTGCAAAAGTGATTTGCCTGGGCCCTGCTTGATCTTTTGCAGGAGTTGCGCGCCGCCTTGGCGCGTGTTGGCCATGATCCAGTCATACATCGAGTAGGTGCGCGTGCCGCACGCCTTCATTTCGAAGGCCGTCTCGAACCACGCATCCATCTCCGCCCACAAACCACCCGGCGCAAACATCGTCTGCATCAGGTCGGGCGTGAAATACGCAATGTTTTCCCGCGTTGCCCCGCCGCAGGTGTCGTTGTTGTTCGCGTAAACCACCGCGCATTGCTCGGTGAAGCGATCGGAAATTACCGGTGTATCCATAACAAGTTTAAGGTCAAATGTTTCATCCGTAACTCACGGAATACGGAAACTATTCGACCTAAACCTGTTACGGGCGGTAGCGATTCACCAGAAAATCTGCTGTTTTTTCGACTTCGCTCTTGGTTTTCGGCGCATTGTCCGCTACGTCGGACGATGAAACACCTGAAGTGCCCCTCGGCAAACCGGCTTTTCCGCTTGGTTTTGCTGGAGTTGCCGCAGGTTTCGGCGTTGATGGCGCTGGTTTGTTGTCGGGCGCTGAGTTTTGAGCCGCTGTCGGCGTGATTTTTGCGAAGCGCTCGGCCTTTTGACTCAATCTGGCCTTGGATTTCGCGATAATGTGCGCTCGTGTGTCGCTTGGTTGCAGCCAATCGTAGCGCGCAAACAACTCTTCCGCCGCCTGTTTCATCCTCGCCGCCGGCATCCGGTTGATCTGCTGTACTCGAGCATCGCGCTCGGCTACGGAGATCAACTTCTTGCCGTTGCGCTCGCTTTTCTTGAGCAATTCCACCTCAGCCTCGCCGGCTTCGTGTTCCAGTTCGACATGCGGCGCGATGACCTGGCCGTTCTTGGCCTTGTGCTTCTTCGAGTAATCGATTTGGTAATGCCCAGGCAGTCGCGTCAGTTTTTCAAGTTCCCCAACCAGCACAACCGCCCGTTCCATCTCGGCCTGTGCGTCGTCGGCCAGGATCGGATTGATCTGCTCGGCTTTTTCCATATCCGCCTTGGATAACGCCTTTGGTTTGAACAGGTCCTTGAACTGCGGGACGGACGCAAAAACCTCCTCGGCCGTATCCGCCACCGAATTCGCAATCTCCGGCGCCGCCTCGCGCTCGCGCTCCTTCAATTCGATCTCGCGCAAACGTGGCTCCTGCTCCTTCCGGAGACGATTTACCGCCCGCTCCTCAGCCTCGCGCGCAATGATCGAACGTTCTGCGGCCTTGAAATCGCGCATGGGGACAAACGGTTCGTTTTTGTAGAACGACGCGTGATCGCCAGAGTTCGGATCGAACGCCGCGCCGGGATTTGCCTGTTCCCATTGCGCGCGATACTTCTCCTCCTGCTTCCAAAATTTCTTCTGGCGTTCCGGCAAATCCTTATGCGCCGGATTCAGTGCGGCCATTTCCCTCAGGACCACCAATTGATCCTGGGCAGCCTCCGATAAACCTTCATCTTCAGGCGTTCCACGTGGAACTGCCGGCGGCTCCGCGGGCTCCGGCTCGCGCGCTTCAATCTCTTCACGCACGGCCTCGCGCGCGGTGGCCTTGATCTCCTCCGGCGTCATCGCGCCAGGCACAAATCGCTCTCCGCTCGGCGGAGATTCAGGTTCAGGCGCCGGTTCGGCAGGCTTTTCTTCCGTCGGTGTTTCCGCTCCTTCCTGTTTCTCACCTCCTTCCGGAGCATCGTCTTGCTTCAAATCCTTTTCCGGATTCTCATCCGCATCCGCGGTTGAAATCTTCTCCGCCTTGGCCTGTTCCTCCTTGATCCTCGCGTTCACGAAGGAATTCACCGGGCGACTCAGAAGATTGACCATTTCATCCGCCGCCTTCTGGAGTTCTTCCGGCGTCGGCGTCGGCTTTGGCTCGGCCGCCGGAGTCTCGGTCGCTGGCGGAGTTTCCGCGGCAGGTGGAGTTGCGGTTGAACTTGGCGTTTCAGCGGGAGTTCCGCCGGCTGGTTTGCTGGTTTTAGGCATAATGGGGTTTTGTTGAAGTTGTGAGATTATCGATCAAATTTCCGTTCGCGCTCCATTCGGCGGAGACATTCGATAGCCTTTTCGCCGGGCAACATGTCGTATCCACATCCAATGGTCCCGCCTTTCCATGAACCGGTTCCTTCTCCGACTTCATCAGAGAAATCCACGCTGATGCTCGTGCGGGATTTTTTAATGGGTATTATGGGCCACCAACGGGCACGCCACTCCATGCGGTTGACGTGCATCGTGGCGACAACATCTTGCACTGTCCCGTTTTTCAAAACGTATCGATAAGGCCACTTGCTGCTGACTTTGATTTCAGCCGCCTCCTTCTCGCGCATGACTTCAAATGTGTCTCGGCATTTTCGTGTTTTGCGATCCTCTCGATATACGACTGCCCACCCTGTCTCAGCGGACTCACAAAGAATTTCCGTGGAGTGCCACGTCAGCGCCCAGGGGAAATCGCGATAGATCGTTTTTCGATACCATGGATCATTGTGCCGTTTTTCGTTCGTGAACGCAGCGATCGAAATGCAGTAGGCAACCTTTTCGTAGATGTAGAATCCAATCCAAAACGGCTTCGTTCTCCAGACATTCTCGATCGTGAGCCACAGTGAGAAAATCCACGGGACGGAAAAGTGAAGCGTTAAATCTGCATCGGAATCACCTTCTCCGAACTCGATTTTAAAAGACGGCCCACCAGCCCGTCTCCCAAAAATCCATTCTGTCCTAAATCTTCTAGAAAGGAGTTCGAGCCATGCGCGGCCCCACCAAAAGATTGAGTGTTTTCCGTCCGATAGGTTTTGTGCGTGATAGTTCATGGGGTTTTTGTGTTTTAAAAATCGTTAGGCGACCATCTGGTCCATCGGCGACTGCATCGGCGATTCCATCCCAGGCATTTCGTTCATCCCGCCGGCTCCAGGTGGCAATCCACGAATGGCGCGCATCTGCGATCCAGCCAGCGCCTTGATCTGCGCATCCTGCTCGGCGTTTTTCTTCCCGACCAAATCCACGATGCCCTTAATCTGCTCGGCCATCTGCTGGTTGTTTTGCTCAAGCCGTTGCTGCACGCCCTGCATGATTTGCTCGGTGTGCTGCTGCAACATCTGTGCATCGTTCATCTTGTTCACCAGCTTGAAGTCGCGATCAAATCCCAATCCGCGCGCCACGCGATTCATCATCGCAATGCCCTGGTCTGGCCCCACCGCCTGCATCAGCATCGGGTTGGCCAGCACCCGATCGATAAATGCCACCTGCTGTTGCGCGTTCTCGCGTTCGTTGATGCGATCGCGCGAATCCCGGTTGGCCACAAATTTGTCATACGGAATCGCCGTCTTTTCGCTCGACCCGCCGCCCATCCGTTTCAATTCCTTCAAGCTGGCCTTGACCGTCAACCGCCCCGTTTCGTCGTCGATCCCTTCGTACGTGAACCCGAGGGCCTGAAGAACACCTTCGCGCGTTTCTTTATCTTGAAGGTCCGGCGAGCACGGGACCTGGGCGTAAAATTCATCGTCGCCATAAGCCATGAGCCCTTCGTAGTTGATGCGCTTGATTCTGTCGGTCCACGGCTCCATCGCGTTGCCCGTGAATTCCAATCGTGAACTCGAATTCGCGGAAACCACTCGAACCTCCTCGCGCGTCTGCTCGTGGCTCGCCGCCTGTCCCATTTCCTGCGGGCTCATCACCAGTAGGCGTTCTGTTAGTTCCAAACACGTCTTGATCGCCTGCGCAATTTCCTGCGTGTTCAACAGCGACAACCGCTCGCTGTATAACGCGCGGACTTCTTTCTGACGCTTGGCCAGTTCGTTACCGGAAAATCTTAAGATCGTCGTGAGGTTCGCCAGGCTTGGAATTTTCCCAAGCCCTTGGATCGCATCCTCCGGAACAATATCAGTATCGACCTGCGTGATGTTGTAGCAATTCTGGATCACGCTGATGATGTATTGGGAAAACAGGTTGTTGAGATGCGTTTCCCACGGAATGATCTCCAGCATCATGCTCGACTGGAAAACATTCGCTTCATCCGCATCGTATCCCACATACCCTACCGGGCAGTATGGCAGCGGCTCGCAGTAAATCACCGTGCCATCGGCCGCCACCACGAAACGGAACCACACGTCGTAATCGTAATCGCCCAGCCCGTTCTCTTTTGGGTTCAGCTTCTCGAAATAGTGATTCACCAGAATCCCGCTATCCTCCATCGTGCTCGCGTAGAACCCGTCGCCGACTACTCGTTCACCGTCGTGTTCGCCAACCCCGGCGCTCTGTCCAACCGCCGACGGAAATTCCATCACGCACGGATACACGTTCTCGAAAATTCCTTTTCCCGCCGTGTACCAACTGCCCGAATTCGAAATTTTGATGCGATCGATGTTCCAATAATCCCGGCACGCCGCCAGTTCGCCGAAGCGCATCACTTTCCAGTAACCCGCATATCGCGCGCCGCTGTCGGAGTTGAACGTCGCCGCCCAATGCGCCAGGTCGCAATACGTCCGCGCTGGATGCGGCAGGTGATACCGGATGCCTTCCTTGACCGTCGCCTCGATATACTTCGCCTTTGGGGTGGGGCTCGCTGTTCCCAGCGCGCCGTCCTCTTCCGTCATGGCCTCAACCGCGTTCCCCGAATACGTCCCATCGATCGTCACGTTCTCATCCGCCGATTCACCGGCCGACGCGTATTCTGTCCGTTCCTCCCCATCCTTCTTCGGCACGCCGGCATAGCCGCTGTCGGCCCCCACCAACTGCGATTCCCAATGCCATGCTTCCAGCGGAAAACTGAATTGCCTGCCATATTTCAACAACCGCAGGCGCATCTGCTTATCCAACTCGCGGTAGTTGTATTGATTGGCCATCTCCTCGACGCGCGCGGTAATCACTTCGCACCGCATCTGCGTCACTTGGTTGGCGATCGCCGGCTCGTATTTGAAAAACGGCACCGCCTTCCGATCATTCACCAACGTCGCCCAGCGGATTTCCGTGTAATTCTTCGCCAAACTCACCCGCGGCCGCATGAAGGCCGGAATTTCTACCTGCTTCTGAGTTTTCCCCGGCGTTTTCGGATCCGGCGTCTCGTGAACGTAATCCTCCACCCGAATCCCCCATGACTTCAGCTTCTCTATCGTGGTATCCGGCGACACATCCTTGTCGATCAGCGACCACAACATCGAAGGCGTGACCTGGTTCAAAGGTGAATTCCATGAATCGTCGATCGCCTCGTAAATCCGATAATGTTTGATCCCGTAATTCCGGCCCTGCTCGATCCGCGCCCAAATCCGCGCCAACAAGCGCCCTATCTTTTCCTTCTGCCCTGCTTCACCAAACTCCAGTCGATCGCTCCACCGCGCCTTGGCATCCTGCTGCGCCTTCAGCGTGAACTTATCCTTCAGCGTCTCCGCCGAGATGCCGCAGTCTTTGAGGATGTTGAGATCGATCATGGCGCTTCTGCCTTGAGCAATCCCGTAATTTCCGTAAAATGCAAGCAAATACGGAAATGTCGATTCAAACCCCACACTCAGAAACGTCCCCTGTTTTAAATGCCCTAGAGGATGATGATGGGCCATGGCGCCCACCGTTGTTCGACAAGCAATTCGAAGTTCTCTACAACCGGGACCGCTTTTTACTGGTCAGTGGAGGCCGTAAAACGGGCAAATCCATCGCCATCTGCCACAAGATTTGCGCCCATCTTTGGAATACGAATGGAGCAAAAGTCGGGTTGTTCACGACCTCGTACAAAGTGGCCACAGACGGAGGAAGTTGGACGGATCTGATCGAGTACGCCATCCCGCTCTGGCGCGAAAACGTCGGGAACAGCACCGAGCCTGGTGATGATCCAGACGCCGTGTTCGAATACACGACGTTTGTGCGCGGCGCCAAGGATGACGAAGGGAACCCGGTCGGCAGCACTAAACTCGATGCGAAATCTCGAACACCTTTTTTCAGAATCCGCAACAGGTTCGGCGGCGAATCGGAGTGCCGACTATTTTCGATCGACAACGAGAATGAAATTGCGGCCAAAACAAAGCAGCTTCGTTTCTCCGCCATTTGGGTGATCGAGCTTTCCACGTTCAAAACTCGAAACATCTTCAACTTCACCACACTCAACCTGCGCGCGCACGGCGTTAAATACGAAGATCACTTCTGGATTTCTGACACCAATCCGGCGCTTGAAGGCGAAGATCATTGGGCTTGGCAGCTTTTTTATCGCGACCGAACCGACCCCGATTATCCAACTCGGCAAAACAAACTCCCGGTCGAAGAGGCGCGCGAATTCCAAAAACGTCTCGGCCTCATTGAAATCCAACTGAACGACAACGTTAAACTCGAACATCGCGAGCGCGTTGACCTTATCGCCAGTTACGAATCGGCGCCACCGGAGGAATACGAAATCTACGTCGAAGGCAAGTGGCCTAAATCGGGTGGGCGCCGACTGGAATTATTTTCTGACTTGATCATTCCGCCGATTCATTTTCCTCCGGGAAAACTCGCAGTTGATCGGAGCACGGAAACACTGGCCAGTGGATGGGACCTCGGGTCAGTAAACAGCGCAATCGTCATTCTGGACATCGTAGTTGACCACGGCATTCCCTACGTCTGCGTTCTGGAGGAAATCGTTTACATCAAAACGGAAATTTCAACGAAGGACATCACGCTCGAAGCACTGGCGAGGATGGACCAAATCAACGAGCATTACAAAAAGAAGTGGTTTCCGACTTTCCCTGGATTTCTCTGGCGCCATTGGTCCGACACGTCATCAACTGATCGGTACAATCCAGCTTACGATAGCGTAGATGCCGCCATGATTTTCAAAGTCACCGAAGGACAAATAGAGCTTGTCGGGGTTTCCAAGGCAGACCACACCGTTGAGGATGACGTTAAGTTGGTTCGGATGCTTCTACGCGAAAAACGCCTGTTCGTCGGCAACAACTGTCCAAACGTAAAACGGTCCCTTCAAGAGATTCGCCGCGGCACAAACAAGATCGTTGATCCCAAAGATCCACTTAAGCACTGTTTTGATGCCCTCCGTTACGGACTAAGGAGCGAAATCCTCGAGTACCTAAACACTCCAGAAAGAGCAAAAAGCAATCAGCCGGCAATCCAGCATTTACGCATCGCTGGACGATAACGCTTGCGGGTTTCCGTAAATTACGGAATGATTGTTCTAGGCTTTAGTCCAGCCTTTGAACACAAAACTCAAATTTTCACCCCGCTCCAAGACTGCGACACGCCATGTGTCGGGACTACTTTCTTGGGGCGCGGGTGCTTCTGTTTATGACGAAGGAAGAGGCGGTTGGCAAAAAGTTCAACAAATTGACGATCACTGGATGGAAGCGTTCCGAAAATAATGGATACAAAATTATAGCGCAGTGCGTGTGTGAGTGCGGCGTGCCGATCGACGTTTTTATGAGCAACGTCGTGCGCGGACACACGAAGTCGTGCGGGTGCCATAAGGTCAGCATGAAAGGGAAATGCCACCTTACTCATGGAAAATCCCGCGGAAAAACCTACCGGATTTTCGCAGGCATGAAAAGCCGATGCTTAAACCCTAATGAAAAGGCATATCCAGACTATGGCGGCAGAGGAATCAAGATTTGTGAACGATGGTTGGGAAAGGGCGGGTTTTTAAACTTTTTGGAGGACATGGGTGAGTGTCCGCTCGGTTACTCAATAGAGCGGAAGAATGTGAATGGAAATTACGAGCCAGGAAACTGCCTCTGGATTCCTCGGACAAACCAAGCGAAAAACCGTCGAGACACAATCTGGATTACCCTCAATGGAGAAACCAAAACTCTGACTGATTGGTGCGAAATTAAACAAACACCGTGGAGCAGAATTCACTCCAGAATATCAAACGGATGGCCGACCGAAATGCTTTTCGAACCAAAGGGAACCGTTCGTAAAAATGTCAATAGGAATTTCACTCCCTCTCCGCAAACTTGATCATGATATGCGGCGGCATCCCATTCCCGCCGTGATCAAACGTCACGGATTTTGAAAACGGGTCAGCGCGCGTCCCGTCAAAATTCGGACTGTGAACGCAAATCGAAGCCGGGTCGTCATCCGCCGGCGCAATGTGCGCGACAACCTTTCCGTTAAGCACGATTAAAACAGCCTGATCGTTAGGCAGCAAATTGGCGTCTATTTCGAATTCGATATGTCGCGTTCTCTTCCCCGGTGTCGGTGTGGTGGCTTTCATAATGCTCAATTTAGGTTCGTTGTTTCCATTGCGTTCTGCTCCGTATTGATACGCATTGTTTGTATTGAGTCAATGTAAAAATATGGGAATAGTTAAATCGTTTGACAATGCCACCATTGCTTCATATTCGTACGCGCCGAATGAGGGTTCCGTTTTCGATTCGACTCGACGAAGAAGCAATGAAGCGCATCAAAGCAATTGCGCAGGCCGAGAATCGCTCTGAAGCCTCCGTCGGCGAAGATTGTGTCATGGGGTTCCTGCCTACACTTGAGCGCGCCACCGCCGCCCGCGCGTCAGTGCTGAACGAGCCGCCGCCTAAATACGCGATTCCTGGACGATCGAAGCTTTCAGGCGGGAAACGCGGAATTCCGAAGAATCACGAGAGTTGATTTTGATCCGTGCGGCGCCGCACTGCCTTTTTATATCCTCAATGGCCCGATCCAATTCCTCCTGGGTCTTGTAAAGTTTCGCTGGAATAACCACGTCACCTTTGCGACTGAGACCGAAGTACAAGCACTGCATAGCTTTCATTTCCGTTCCTTTAGCGGGTTCACCAAAACGCTAGCAGTTTGGAGTCCGTACATCAACGGACGTTCATCAGGGTAATCAGTTTTAAGAATACCTTCTCGCACTTATTTTGATACGGAAGCCAAAGGGCCTTGAACTACGGTGTGCCTCCCCTCCAAAAGCGCAGAGAGCCCACATCTACAAAGAGGATCGTTTCTTGACATCAGACATTTCGCAGGGCATTCATCGTCGTGTTCTGCAAACTTCTCCAACCCCTCAATCTTGGCGCGATAAGATTGCACGACGAGTCTGATTTCTTTTGGCACCTCGGCCATGAATTCGAGAGAGGCTGTCGGCGATACCGCGCCAGATTCGAGAGCTTGAACGCTATCGGAAACGATTTGCCTGAGCTTTTGATTCTCTGTTTTGGCCTGTTCGAGTTCGGCGCGAAGAGACTTTAACTCGCGATCCATTTGGCCGCACCGCCAAGCGTTGAACTTTGGTTCACCACTCCAAACAAATGCTCCAGTCTCGTCGTAAACATAATGGCGCCCATCATCGAGTCGGTATTGAATTTCCCAACCTCCCAAATTGTGATTACCGACACTACACCATTCGAAGCGGCCTTGAAGCTTCACCGCCTCCACAATCCGATTGGCGACAGACTCGTAGTCGCAAGAGCATTGAGGAAACTTTCCCGCCATCATTAAGTCAGCCAGTCCGGGCGTGTTTAGAATTTTGCAGGCAGGATGATGAACTAAATGCATCTTTAGTTTTTCTTCCCACTCATCCTTCGCGGGTTCAGGTTGATGTCGCTCACAAAAGCCCGATGAATTTATTGCCACTCCACTACACGCAGGGGCTGCGCAATGTGGCATTTTCGCGGGTTCGCTCCTCGTCATTGGCTCGCCATCCACATCATTCGGCCATGGGGATAAAAAGTCCTTCGCGGGTTCGGGTTGGGTGGCAGGCGAGCATGACGGACAGGGAATATTTATTCCCTCTCCCCAGGGGGTCATCCCACCACTATCAATTCCTCCTACGCCGCCGCAGGTCGGACATTTCTCTTCTCGTGGGGTTGGTCGGTCAGTGTTCATTTTGAATTTCTGGTGTGGATGCTCCCATTGTTCGCAGTGTCCAGCATGATTTCGTCAAACAGATCAGTCAGCTTGGTTGATCCATCCTCCCTATCTTTATGAAGCTGGTTCACGAAATCGCGAGCAAACCCCTCGGCGTCCTCGATTAAAAAGCCCTTACAGTCGCAACCCTCTTTAACCTGAAGTTCCTCAAGTTGATTGTGGCAATATTTCAAGGTCTCAATACCAATCGAAATGACAATGCGACCATCAAGAACTTCAACCTCTAAAGGCCGTTCTTCGTTCTCCTGCTGTTTCTCACTATTCATTTTGTCCTTTCAAAAGTTCGCGGATGCGGGTGGTCTGTTTTACTTTAAAGAACTTCACGAATTGTTTAAGCGCGAAGCTTGGGACAGTCACATCATAAGGCTGTCGGTCGTATGTCATCGCTTTCCATTGACGTTCATCAAATCCAGCTTCGCGACAAAGTTGAAGAATTGTATCGTCATCAAATTCTTTCCCCAACTCCCCAACCAACGCTTCGAGTTGGGATTTGATGGAAGGTTTGGATTTGATCCGCTTGGCCAGCAATTCCCTTGAACGACTCCAAGCTTCCATCATGAGAGCGTGAGCCCCTACAAAGCTTGTAGCGTGCTTCTCGATCAGGCCCATCATTATGTGGTCCTGCTTTACTGTTTCCAGCCAAGTGTAGTAGTCGCAGTGAATTTGTGGGTGCGTTAAACCTGCTGGTTCTTTCTCCCCCTGCTGGACTTCGGGTTGAGATTGGGGTTGGTTGTTATTCATATTGTTATTTTCCATTGTTGCACCGATGACAGCCGCAGCCTTCGCAATACGGACAGTGAGGGTAACGCTTTTACGCGGTCGAATAATTCCAGAACAAACATTGTCAGGCTTAGAACGAAGATTTGAATGTTGTTCATATTTTCGCTTGTTCCTTTGGTGGGGTTGGGCCGAAAATCTCTCGGCTATATAAAATAAGAAAAGCTGAAACCGGTATCATGATGAATACCACCCATGAAAAGATTTCCCTCAACTCATCGTTCATTTTGTCGGCCTTTCTTCATTTCGTTCCAGTCATCGCGCGGTATCCAAACAATTATTCCAACTGGCTCAGTCTCTCCGACCAGTGAGTTCGGCGTAATCGCATCAGTCTCAAAAGTCACCTTGGCGCATTTCTTATTTGCCTGAAGGTCAGACAGGCACTCGTGAAGGAATTGCACCTTCAGTTTGGCTGGCTCGAATTTTGATAGCAGTTCTTGAATGCTCACTTCACCCCTCCCTTTTGAATCTTCTGGCGTTGGGATTTTAGGCCATTGTTGGGGAGAGATTTGGGAAAGTCTTTACGGAGGCGATTATACCAATACACGAATCTCCGCTCCCAATGCTTTAGCCGTCTCGTTTGGTGGGCATTTAAGCGCCGCCCATAAGTGCCAGCGTAATCACCTGGCCTCTGGTATCCCCAAAACGAAATACGTGATTCCGCATGGCAACAAAGACTGAACTTCCGCCATTCTCTGCTTTTGTATTTTGCTTCATCGCTCATCGGCTTTTCCTTTTGTTTGGGGTGGGGGATTAAAAATCGATCAGATCACTCGACGCCGGCAAATACAACGGATGATACGGCTGCCCGTTGGAACACAGTTTGAAACACTTCAGCGCATGCCCAGCGCGCGCCAGCATCGATCTCACTTCAGCGCCGCGGCCCAGGAACTCACCGTGCATACCCCAGGCGCAGACAATCGTCTTGGCCTCGACCGCCGCCTCACGAATATGCACGTCATTCCAATCCGCCTGGCCGACCGGATTCTTCTCGGCCTTCATGTCCTTCGGATCCGTCGCGCGAAACGCGAACAGGTTCGTCATCAGCAGTCCGCCGTGGCCGAATTTGCGCGCGAACTCCTTAATCCTCCGAAGCGTAGGATCGTCGTGCATTTCGTCGGCCGTACTTGGATTCAACGAGATATTCGCCATCAACGGCGCCGACGGGTCCCACACGATCCTCAGTAAATACCGATACCGCTCGCACTCGCTGAAAACCGCCGTGCGCTTCTCCAGCATGTCTCCGCCGTGTTTGGTGACGAGGGTCACTGACGGCCTTTCGATAGCTCGGCCAGCAATTCGCTGGCAGAATAGACACTAAATCGAACCGTACTTCCGACGGCTTTCTTCAAATCCTCCTCGTTGGTATTCGACGTAATCTTTTCGAGAGTCCGCTTCGTGCATTCTAGAAAAACAGCCATGGCGATTTCGGCGCGCGATGGCATGCGCATTTCCGATTCGATGGCCTTCATGATCGAATCAGTGATCGGCGTCTGGCTCTCCACCGTCGCCTCGGCATGGGCGATCAAATCATCGCAAAATTCAAATAGCGTTTCTTTGTCCAGATTTCTGGACGCCACTCGTTTAATCTCCTCCAACCGAGCCCTGGTCAATTTGGTCATAAAATTAATGGCTGTGCGTCCGGTTGTACGGTTTCAAAATGTCGTTGCAGTATTCGATCAGGAACACCTTTGGCGCCGTCTTGATTTTTAAGCAGACCAGCGAGTTCGGAATAACACTACCGCCGAGCGTAAATACACAAACGATGAGCGAAATCGCCACACCAATGACGAACGTGAAGAAAACATCGTCAGAGTCTCCAACGATTTTCACCCTCTTTAAAATCGCCGCAAAGATGACGAACACGATCGCCATAAACCCAACGCCGGCCAGCGCCCAACAGAGGTGATACATGAACTCCCAAGCCATCAACTGCGCGATGACATCTGGAATCTGTTCCTGCGCGAATTCGACGGCGGATTTAACGCCCTTCCTTCCCGCCTCCAACGCCTCACCCGAGACTTGCTGAAACGATCTCAATGTTTCAGCCAGGACGCCCTGCAAATTATCGACCGGCTGATTTGTGGAACTAACTGTGTTTGTGTTCATAAAATTAAAAGTCGCAGCGATTCATTCCGTCGTCTCCTCCACGGGTTTCCCCTTCAGCCGATCAATCTCCCGACGCGCGGCATCCAACTTCCCCTGCGTCAAATGCAGATGCCCGTGCAGGTGATCGATGATCGTTTTCAGGCGCGCGATCTCTGCGGATTGTTCTTCGGGGGTCAAACTTCCTCCTCTGCCATAGATGCCTTTTTCCACGCCTCGAAATTAGCCGGATCAAATCGGCGCAACATCTTCGTGATCTCGACCGGCACCTTCGGTCCGTTCTGGACAATCAAAATCTCGTAATCACCAAGCTCCGGCTCCTCGATACAGAAGGAACATTCGCCGCCATCAAAAATCTCAGCCGTCAGCCGCGCGCCCGCCGCTTTGATCTGTTCGTATTTCGCATAGCAATCATCTTCGAGATCAATCTCGGTATGGCGTTGCTCACCGTGCGGTCGCAGGAATTGAATAAATGGGATTGGTTTCATGCTGCCTGGAAAAGTTCGGGCTGGGAGCGCCGTTTCTTTGAAGCCTTCTTGCGCTTCACTGTTTTCTCGACCGGACGATGAATCTTCCATCCCCAAATCGCCCACGGTTCTATCGTTTTATTTTTCATTCGCAAAATCCCGACTGGCACGGAGCATGGGCGTCATCCCAATCGAAGTTCTCCTCTTCGAACATGAAGTCTGCGAGCGCCTGTTTCCCGCCGCGCTCGGTCAAACTCCAGCGCGCCACGTCATCGATCGTCGCCACCATCATCGGCCCCTGCTTGGTATCGACCAACCTGGAGCGTTGAACCAGCGGCACTGTGCGACGGTGGAACCACGACGAGAAATCCGTGATGCGCTTTTTCTTTTTCCGATAATTTCCAACCGCAATTTCCCACTCGCGATACAGATCGATCACCCACGACCGCTTTTTGACCGTCCGCCGCACGTCCGCCTTATTGGACATGATGCACAGTCGGCAGCCCACGCGCTTCCACCCGGCCTTGTAGAGCGGGTTGATCGGCAACCCATATTTGTGATGCGCACGCCACACATCTTCCAACGTCTCTTTGAGGATCGGCCGACGGGTCCGGCAACCGAACATATCCAGTGCCCATTCCTGCATCGTCGAACGCTCGATCGATTCCGCGGCGCGCACGCCTGAATGGCTGACGATCTCGTAGCCCTGCCAAACCAGCGTCGAGATGAATTCTTCCGTCGGTTTGATCTTCAGGAATTGCGTGCAGAACCGAGTTTTTGCCGACGGAAAACGCCCTTTCCAAAGGCATAGGGCAAGAAAAAGAGGGAACATTCGGAACGTTTCCACCCACTTTCCTTTAGCGCGGAGGCGTACAATCGGCTTGCATCCAAACGACTGAACATAGGCATCCAAAGCGGCGATCTGCTGGTAAACTTCGTCGTATTCATTTTCGGTGTCACAAAACGTGAAGATCAAACTCTCGATGGGATACCCACTCTCGTGAATCGCCCAGGCGACCAATCGCGTCGAATCCTTCCCGCCCGACAGCCCAATCAAATTCAGGCGCCGCCCGTTGTTCCGGATCCGCAGAACGAGCGTCGTCAGCAGAAGTTGAAGGACTGTCTTGGTCGGGGTCATATGCACGGCAGAACCAGATTTTTCTTCGCCTTGGCCCACTCCTCCCATGAGACGCCATTTACCCCCGCCGCGTGCGCCGTCCTCATCGCCTCTTCGATCAATGGGAAAACTTTGAAAACCAAAAACTCTTCGTGCTCCTCGATGTTCTTTTCGTGACCACACGCGCTGGCGCACTTATCTGCGTATTTCCAAATCGCGGCTAAAAGTGATCTCTCCAAACCCTTCCGGGTCCGAAGCGTGATGGAGGCAGGTGAAGTGGTATTTTCCGACTTAAGCATGGCCAAACCGTAATCTACGGATCACGGATGTCAAACAGAAAAGAAAGAGCCCCGTGCCGAGATTGCTTAAGTCGCAGGCAGCGGGGCTCGAAAGTTCCGCGTGGAGCGGTCCCTATACGGTTAGAAATACATCATTCCGGAAATTACGCAATACCCATTTTTCTCCCTTGACCAAATCCGTAACTTCGAGTTCATTGCCGCCATGCTTAAGTTGCAATGCCAACCGACTCGCCAAAAAGGCGGCTCCTTTGCATTCGCACCCCGCGGCCTGGATACCCATCTCCAAAACCCCATAGCATCCGCGGCGCTGTTAGAAGCCTTAACCGGCCCCCAGCGTCACCAACAACACACCGAAGAGAGCCCAAGTGCTGCAAGTTTGGACCGGTTTAAACCACCATTCCCAGAGGATGCCACAGGCTCGACAGTCAGTTCCCTCGAAAGAGGGGAAACCCGTCTCACGCCACGCTCCACCCTTTACCGCTGACCGGAAGGGTTCCTCATTCCAGGGGATCGTGAGAACGTTCGTTCCGTCGCAGTTATTGACGTGGGGATAACTGTCTCAAAATTCGACCAAAAATCTCACTCCCGCTTTCCGTAAATTCCATTCGCTCGATCAACCCGAAAATCCACCTGCCAAAATTCGAGCCTGAAAATCCAAGCATGTGTGTGCTGACCACATAACTGAGAAAAACCGCGACCCGTCGGCATACCCCCGATCGCTTTCTGCTCACGCGCGCGTATGTGGGCCAGGTCGTCGGCCTCAATTCGGCTCCACTTCAAAACACGCAATTAAACCCACGACTACCACATCCACACTGTGATGTGACAGCCTGCAATCATGCTACTTAGCTCCGGTGGTGTCCGAATGTCATCCAAAAAGCGAGCGTATCGAGTGGAGCGGGGATCGTTCGAGAGTTGAATCGGAATGCAGATTTTGGCGACCAGGCCAATGTTAGACGTGACTAACATTTTTAGGACTGACAAAGAAGCCCGTCTTTCCTCGTTCCCCAATCCCTGCAATTAATTTGGATGAATGGATGTTTGATTGTTGAGCATTTAAATCGGACGACAACGCTTCTGGGCCGATAAACAAAGGGTGAAATGCGATTTTGAGGGCCTGGAAGTCGATTTTCGGAGTGGCTGAAGTGCATTTGGCCCTTTATCCATGCGTGTTTGGTGGGTGTCGTCGTGATTTACTGTTTGATAGCGTGAAAAATCGGAGGTTAGCGCAAACATTTTTATTTCGTTCATTTCCAGCGCGTTATCCGTATTCCGTAAAATAGATATTGATTACGGGAAATAGTTTGATAGATTCCGTATTGTTGTGAGTGCGGACCTTCAAAATGATTTAATCTCCCTGGCTGCCGGTTATCCGGTCAATCCGCGTTCTTGCGCGGCTCACAACAAAGCTGGGGAGATTTTCAAATGTTGTGAGATATGAACAAACGAAACCTGAGGCACGGCTTCAGTAGTAAGGGGGATAAAAAATCTCTCGAATTCTTAACGTATAAGACGTGGGAAGGGATGCGCCAGCGGTGCAAGAATCCAAAGAATCCTGGTTTTAAAAACTATGGCGGGCGCGGGATCACAGTCTGCGAACGTTGGGATAATTCGTTCGAGAATTTCGTGGCAGATATGGGGCTTAAACCAAGCGTGGAACACTCCATTGAGCGTAAAGACGTAAATGGGAACTACGAGCCGGGCAACTGCAAATGGGCGACCGAGCAAGAACAGCGGAATAACCAAAGGCGCTCGCGCCGAATTACAATTAGTGGGCAAACCAAAACAGCAAGCGAATGGTGCCGCATCGCCAGTCTTCCAGAATGGACTCTGTGGAATCGGCTTAGAATGGGGTGGCCTGAGGAAAGGCTATTAGAGCCACTGGCACACACCCGCAAGAATCCGCCGCGGTTCATCACGATAAAGGGGGAGACGAAGACTGCCAGTGATTGGGAAAAAGCGGTCAACTTGCCTCATGGTGTTGTTAGGCTCCGGTATGCGAAGGGTTGGGCAGAGCATCTCCTCCTGGCTCCGTTGGGATATAAGCGCACTGAAGCGGAAAGGGCGATTGTATGAACGCTCACTTTCACGCGCCGGAAGCGTTCGAGGTGCCTTTAATCCCGGCGCCTAGTTCGCCCAAGGTTGCAATGATCGTTCGTTGCATTCGCCGTGATGTTGGAACGTCGCAGGACGAATTGAACAGCGGCGCGCTCTATTGCGAGCGGGTTGCGGCATCGGTGGCGCGCAATCCATGGGCTGAGGCGTCTATGTCGTCAGATTACGCGGAAGCCGGGCGCATCCTTCGCGCTCAGGCGGCGGCGGAAAGGGGGCAACTGTGAAATACCACGACAACGGCTGTTTTCACTCTGTCACCGTCTCGCGGGCTGAGGTGGAAGCATTCAAGGACACTTGGCCATGCTCTGGACTGCCTGAGCGTTCCATCTGGTTTCAATTCGACAAGCGCAACGGGGATTTGGTGGATATGCGCGGGGTTGGAGATTATGACGGGCCAGACTTGCTTGCGTTGAGTCAGGACGCGCAAGCCTACGCTGAAAAGACGCTCAAAATTGAAACGTTGGCGGACGTGAACATTCAACCGGCTGGGGGCGCACGATGAAACGACGCCCAGCAATCCAACAGTTCGAAATGTCGTTCGCGGCCGATAACTTCAACTTGGCTGGCGAAGTGACGGCGGACGGGGCGCGGATACAAGCGGAGCGCGAGCAATCGGCGCGGGATCGGGCTGAGTCGGAGGCGCGGCAGACTTCAATTGCTGGTATCGGCTGCGAGGAATGCGGCGCGGCCAATGGCTACACGTGCGGCTGCGCGAGTTGGGATTACGAGAACGACCCACGCGAAACGAACGAACCTAAACGTATTCCCGGCCTTGCGCCCGGCTCAAGCTGGACGGTTGACAGGGGAATGACGAAGGCGCTCGCAACGATGCAAAAGGTATGAAGAAAAAAGCGAACCTCTCAAAACGCCGTCGCATGGCCAGAAAGCGCAATCCGAATCACTGGACGCATTGGACGCGAGGCAAGCGGTAGTTCCTCCATGTCGCGGATTTGACAATCCGCGCAATGGCGAAACGCCAAACGAGCCGCACGAATGCGGAGCCGCCGGGGGCATGCCTGGAAAAGAGAGAAAGTATGAACACGATGAGCACCGATAACGAAGAGAAGCAGGGCCAAAATTCAACGGGCAGCACGATCCGAATCTATGTTGCGTGCCTGGCAGCTTACAACGCCGGCACGTTGCATGGCGAATGGATCGACGCGGACCAAGACGCGGACGACATCCGCGCGGCGGTCGATGCGATGTTGAAGCGGTCGCCGGAACCTGGAGCCGAAGAATGGGCGATTCACGATTACGAAGGATTTGGGCCGATTAAATTGAGCGAGTCCGAATCGTTCGACACTGTTGCGGCGTTAGCAAAGGCAATTGAAGAACACGGGCAAATCTTTGCCCACTTCTACGACCACGGCGACAGCGACTACAAGGACGACGTTGAAAGCGCGGTGAGCGCCTTCGAAGAAAAGAACCGCGGCGAGTGGGATTCACTGGCCGATTACGTAGAAAACTTTTGGGAGGAAACCGGCGAATACAAGCGGGATGAAAAAAACTGGTGGAGTCCGATTAATTACGTCGATTGGGAACGCATGGCGCACGATCGAGTGATCCGTTGTCGCGATTGTTGATCCATCACATTTACAGCGCCGAGAGCCGAGAGGATTTTACTGAACGGCTGGAGTTTGAAATCAGCGAGCTACGCAAGGCGCTGGAGATTGCGAGGCAATCGTGAGCCTTCACAACAACGAACCCTTAACCCTGCGCGAGTTCCTGAAATTCGCTGGCCTGGCTGTTGTGCTGGCCGCGGCGGGATTTGTCAGCTTGCTCGCATTCATGATTTATTTTTAACCTCAACCTTTCACAAAATGAATATCACCGAAATTGTCTCCGCAAAACCTATGCCGTCGCGCTTCCGCGAATCCTCAGCGTGGCGCGTCACGTTCAAAACCGACGACGGACGCCTCTTCGAATTGGCTGAAGTCATGCAGGAAAACAAACCGCAGCTTCACCATATCCAACGGGAAGCGACGGCGCATCCGGCCCACTTTTGGGAATCGTGGGCGAAGGAAATCGGACACGCTGAGTAACTGACCTTTCATCCGCCTTCCGTCGCAGCGGCGGGCGCATTGAGAGATCATGAAAAATTGGACGATTAAATACGAGCAGAACGCCGGGGAATACACCGGCTACATTGTCGTCACGGCGCATGAGTTGCAGCAACTCGACAGTCGAACCGTGAACGCGGATGCTGTGACGATCACTTTCGACGAGGACATTTTGGAGATCACATCAAAGGACGCAGGTGCCAAATGAAACGCTTCTTTGACAACGGCGCCGCCATCGGCTTTCGTCGTGTGATGAAACAGATCATCGGCGACGGTCCGCCTCGCATCGCTGGCGACATCGGCCAGAAGTATCGCGATCGCTGCGGCCGCCAAGCCTGGATCATGACACGCTCCGGCTGGCAAAAACTGACTGACCTGCACGTCGAGCCGTTGCCGGCCGAGAAAGAGCGCTGGAACAAAGCCGCACGCGCATCCGGCCTGAACCTCGAAGAATGGGTTTGTCGATCGCTCAATCGGGCGGCGGAAAGAGATTTATGAAAACATGGAAAATGATTGGCCCAGGCCGTGGCGATAAAAGCTTCTTTTTGCACGGTCCAGTTATCAGCCTCGAAGTTGATTACGACGACGTTGACCACGACGCAACCTTGAAGGAGGCGCGGAGGATTCTCGAAGTTCTGAATTCATCTCAACCCATCGACCCATCACTCGAAGCCGGTACGGACGTGCCGGCAGATCCGGATAAAGAACTGGCGCGCATCGAAGCTGTGGCCATGTCGAACTCCGAAGCAGCAAAGCGTTTTAATGCGGCGGCGGATCAGGAGTAAAATGGATGCCGAACTGGTAACATTTACGGACATGCCTCTCAACTCCACGCCAGTTGATACTTTTGTCCACAATGGCATTGTGGGGGTCAGGGGTTCGAATCCCCTCGGCTCCACCA